ATGGAAGCCGGTGGGGTCGAACTTTGGGTTCAGCCACAGGTTAATCCTCTGCATTCTCGTCTCCCTTCACGCTTTCGAGCACATCCTTGGGAATCAATTTCATGGCCGCGTTGAGCTGACTGGTCAGGATTGCGATCTGCTTGTTGAGTGAGCCGATTTGCGCGGAAAGAGAGTCGATGACGTCGTTCGCGTCGGCTGGAATCTGCTGAGTCAAAATGTCTCCTTAAATACGAAACCCCCGCAATCCGTGTGGATTGCAGGGGTTGAAAAAATTGGGAAATACTGGATTAGTCTGCGGCGGTCATCGTGTCGATACGAGTAACCGCCTTAAGCTCTTCCAAGGTGAGGGTGCGGGTAACGTGAGTGACAATATCCTCCAACAAGACACTCTGGCCAGTGCCATCAAACGTTGCACGCACGCCACGCGAATCATCCTGCCAAACCTCACCAGCATCCTGAGCAAACGTGAACCGCAAGCCCAAACGATACAGTTCAGCCTTCAAACTCTCCTTCGGCGGGCGCAAATCCAAAACGCCAGACGTAGACGCAGTAGTAGTTTCGGTAGTTTCGGCATTATCAGCCATAATCAATCTCCAATCATCAAAATCAAATAGTGAACATCATGAACACGGAAACCCACCAGGCGGTGGATTGCTGTCGGGTGCCGACGCGGAGGTGACCGCGCGGGTACTCGCCGTCGCCGTTGATGTCCGGGTCCACGGTGCTGGGGACCGTGTTTCCGGGAACGAACGCGCCGCCATACTGGCCGTTGTTGAAGATGCAGGGCACGTTCAGGCCGATTTTCGGGATGAATCCTTCCTTGAACCAGCCGATGTCGAGGTAGTCGCCTGCGTTGAACGTGACGCTCTTTTTGTCGGAACGCTGCAATCCCAACTGCATGTAACAAGTGTTGCCGATCACGGTCATGTGACTGCGGTAATCCTTGCCGCTATCACCCGCGTAAGCAGTCCAACCCGACGAAGGAACGAACCAGTCGCTCAAATCCGTGTACACGACAGGGTCGATACGCGAACCATTCACGTAAATACCCAAGCTGCCGATCTGTTTCGACCAACCATCATCACCGTTGATGTCCACACGGCCAGCATTCATCTGAATACGTGAAGCGCCGGAATTGAAACGGACGACCGACAATTCACTATTCGACGGGTCAATACCAATGTTCAAACGCCGGTAAGCGCCAGGGTCGTTCTGACCCGACGGGTTGAAACCATGCGACTGTCCCTGCGTATACCATGCGACACCATTCGCGTCATAGCATTTCAGTAGACCATACACACTGCCGTCACTGGCCGTCGTATTGTTCAATACCAATCGTGGGCCTGACAATGCGGTCTGGAACCTGCCGGAAAGCAGATTGTCGGTACCGTTCAAATGGATGGTGCGATTGTTCGACTTGTCGTAGAAGTCCAAAGCTCCACCGGACAGTTTGAAACCGGTATTAGCTGCGGAACTCGACTGAATCATGCCACCAGTAATCGTTCCACCGGTGATCGTGCCACCCTTCAACGTGGCGGCGGTTATCTTACCGTTCGTCAGTAAAGCGCCATTCATCTGAATAGTGCCGTCAGACTTCAACGTGAACTTCGCGTTACCATTCCCGTCGTAGGCGACGAGACCACCGGAAGTGAGCTTCAACCCACGGTTGGCAGTACTGGAAGTCTGAATGGTGGAACCGGTCACGGTCACGCCACTCAAATCCGAACCCGACTGGATACTGCCCTTCAACGACAGCACGCCGGATTTAGCATCATACGAGAGTTTGTCTCCCACGTAGAAGCCGGAAGAGTTCAGTTTCGTCTTCCCGTCAGGAGACGTGAACGCGCTACCAGTAATCACAGCGCCGGACACCGTGCCGCCAGTGATCGTCGAACCCGTCACGGTGCCACTGAACGTCGCACTGCCGGACGCGGCATTCAACGTGACAGTGGCCTTGCCCTGCGTGTTCCGCAACACCAAGCCGCTATCGTTCAGCAACATGCGCGAGTTCGCGGTACGGAACTCGCTACCCACAATCGACGTGCCGCTGATCGTGGAGCCGGACAGTATCTCACCGCACATGGCGACCGTGCCGGACTGAGAATCCAGTACGAACGACTCATCATCAGCCAAATCCACAGTCACCAGCACGGACGGACTATTGTTCGGTTCGCCCTGCCAATATGTGTAATACGCCTGACGTTTCCTACCGGATTTCGCCTTGGCGACGATACCAGCATCATTGATGACCATCCGCCCATCGGACGTGCGGAACACGCCACCCTGAATCGTCTTGCCATACAATGCGTCGGCCTTGATGTTCTGACCGGTCACACTATTGGCGGCAAGCTCACCGGCCTGAATCTGATGCGCCTTCAAAAGCGCGACGGTCATATCCTCAGTGACCTTGAGCTTCGCCGTGGTGACCGAATTGGCGAGAATCTTATCCGACGTGACAGCGTTCGTCACAATCTTGTCAGAAGTCACCGCGTTGGCGGCGATCTTTCCTGAATTGATGGCGTTGGCTATGATATTGTCTGATGTGACCGCGTTAGCCGCTATATCCCCCGCCTGAATCTGATGAGCCTTCAGGAGAGCCACCATCATATCCTCAGTGACGCGGAGTTTGGCCGTGGTCACGGAATTGGCTGCAATCTTGTCGGACGTGATGGACAGTGCGACGATATTGCGCGCCTGCACGCTGTTCGCGGCGAGCTTCGCGGCGGTCACTGAGTCGGTGACCAGCTTTTCAGTCGTGACCGAGTTCGCCGCCAGCTTGTCAACGGTGATGGCATTGGTCTTGACCTTCTCGGCGGTCACTGAGTCGGCGGCGAGATGCTTCGCGGCCACCGTGCCAGCAGCGAGGATGTTGTTCGCCACGAGGTCGAATGGCTCGAATCTCGTGCCATCCCACGTCAGGACTTCGACGACGCGATCATTCAGCGGCACGAGCACGGAAGGCGAATTGTTCGGCGCTCCCTGCCAGTAGGTGTAGAAGTCCGCCAAGAGGCTCGGAGAATTATTCTTCTCGCCCTTCCAGCGCGTCCAATACTTCTGCGTGCGCCACCACATGTCACCCGGCTTCAGCCCATCATGCGCGGGTTCGTCGGGGCCACGGTAGATCAGATTCTTGCCGTCCGCTGTGGTCTGCGCCTTTTTCGCGGCGGCTTGTGCTTGATTCGCCTGTGACGCGGCGTTGGCGGCTGTGGTCTGAGCCTTGTCGGCGGTGGATTGCGCCGTCTGCGCGGCAGCATGGGCTTTGACTGCGGCGTTTGCCGCATCGGTAGCGGCCTTGTCCGTCACCGCCGACCATGTGCTGCCGTTCCACCGTTTTGGCGTGTTCGCGCCACCGGTGGTGTCGATCCACAGTGTCGTAGCCTTGTGCATTGAAGCGTCCGGCGCAGTGGACTGGATCAGCACGTCGGCCTTGCCGTTCGCCACGCCAGCGGCGGCGGCAGCGGCCGTATTCGCCTTCCTTGCGGCGGTGGCCGCGTCGGTGGCGGACTGTGCCGCGCTGTCGGCGGTGGCCTTGGCCTGCGTGGCAACGCTCGAAGCGTTCGCGGCGGTGGTCTTGGCGTTGGCCGCATCCGTCTTCGCGGTGGAAGCGTCCGATTTGGCGGAAGCCGCGTCGGACTTGGCCGCATTGGCCGAAGCATTGGCGGTGTTCGCCAGCGTCTCAGCATTGCCTGCGGTCTTCTTCGCGCTTTCGGCGGCGGTCTGGGCGGCATTGGCCACGTCCTTGGCCTGACCGGCGGTCGCGGTAGCGCTCTTCGCGGCGGTATTGGCCGCATTGGCGGTATCCTGTGCCGTCTTCGCCGCGCCATTCGCCGTATCAGCCGTGCCCTGCGCGTTCTTCGCGGCGGCAGCGGCATTCTCGGCAGCCTTCTTGGCGTCGGTGGTCTTAGCCGCATTGTCCGCGATATCCGACTTCGCCTGCGCGATCTCCTCCGCGTTCTTCTCCACGTCGGCATATCCCAAGTGGTTCCACGCGGAGCCATCCCACACCAGCGTGTCAATCACGCGGTCGGAGAGCGGCACGAGCACGGAAGGCGAATTGTTCGGCGCTCCCTGCCAGTAGGTGTAGAAGTCCGCCAAGAGGCTCGGAGAATTATTCTTCTCGCCCTTCCAGCGCGTCCAATACTTCTGGGTCTTGAGCCACAAGTCACCGACAATCAAATTGTCCTTCGGCTCGTCCGGCCCACGAAACGTATGATTCTTGCTATGGGCTTCGGCATACGCTTGCGCAGCCGACTCCTTCGCCTTGCTGATCTCGCCATTCGCCGTGGTCAGATCGGACTTGGTTTGGGCGATATCCTTCTGCGCTTGAGCCAAAGCCGTCTTGTTCGCGGCAATCGTCTGATTCGCGGCGGTCAGACTGTCCTGATTGGCTTTGATGTCGGATTTCGCCGCAGCCAACTGCTTCGACAAGTCAGTCTGAGCCGTCTTGTTCGCGGCGATATCCTTCTGAGCCTGAACGAGCTTCGCCGTATTGTCGGCCAGAGTCTCCCGAGCGTCCGCCAAGTCAGCCTGACCCGTCTTGATATCAGCCTTCGCCTGTTCCAACTGTTTCGACGCATCAGCCAAAGCCGTCTTGTTCGCGGCAATCGTCTTGTTCGTCTCGGCCTGTTGAGCGTTGATCGCATCCTGAGCCGACTTGTTATCCTCGACGGTCTTGCCAAGAGACTTCAACGCCGCGTCAGCCGTATCCTGCTGTTTTCTGACTGCATCGACGCCCTGAGCGTTCGCGTCGATCTTCTTCGCCGCGGCATCCAAATCGGAACGCAGTTGGGTCTGCTGGCTCTTCAAAGCGTTCGCAGCGTCAGTGTTCGCGTCAATATCCTTGCGGGCGGAATCCAACCCGTCGCTGACCTTCTTCACCTGAGCGGCGGCATCGGACTTCGCGGCATCCAGAATCTCCGACGCCGTATCATTCAAATCCTGCTGCGACACGATAGGTGCGATGATGACGGTCGCGTGCTCCGACTCGTCGGAGGCGTTCGGCTTGGACACGCCATTCACGTCATGCGCATTGTCATAGGCGACGGCCCAAACCTCGACCACATCACCGACCGGCAGCACGCCGGTGGCAAGCTCGCCCTTCCCACGCAACTGGCCCAAATCCAACGATTCACCAGTGCTATCAGGCTTCGCATACAATTCCACATGGTCGAAATCGGCGGGAACACCACCCTCAAGAGTGCCGTCCCATTGGACGAACACGCATTCCGTCCTACACACTGCGGTCACACCGGTCGGCCTGCCCGGAGGCGTCGTATCGCCAACCCACGGGATGATGCCATTACTGCCCGGCATCGCCGCACCCGTATCACCGCCGCCAATCCACGTCTCCGTGCCGTCGCCGTTATCGACGGCGATGGTGCCGGACAGGTACGTCAACCGCATATTGCTGTTACGCAGGGCGATATCCGCCAAAGTCAACGGAAGAGAAGCGTCATCGGGTCTGATTTCAACATGGTCTGCCAAAACGCACACTCCAAAAACAGAAAACCCCACGAAAACGTGGGGTGGGTACAAGAAAACCCCACGAAAACGTGGGGTCTGATATCATGCGGTCGGGTCTGCCACAGGGTCGAACTTCACTGTCACCTTGCCGGTCTGGTCGCCGCTAATCTGCATCAAACGCATCGGATACACGCCGTCCGGCAGATCAGGGAAGCCGTCTATGGCGATGTCGAACATCTCCCCCGGCCAGAACGAACCCAACGGATGCAAAGGCAATCCCATCGCATCGCAGTCGTTCACGTCTATCTCGCCGCTCAACTGCATCAACGGCTGACGGTTCGCGTTCAACATGCCGTCAGCCGCAGCGGCCAACAGTTCATACGTTTTCGCGTCCGTGTCGCTCGTGGTGGTCTCCCGCAGCGGATACGGGTCCTGACGTTTCACCAGAGTCAAATCCTCGCTCTGGCAGCACATCGTGCCCAAATCCGAACCGGCACCGGTCGCATACACGCGCATGTACGGTGCTGCACGGTCGATCTTGATGTTCTCCAACGTGCCACCATACGGTGAGCACGACAGACTCAATCGCTTGTCCTGATTCAGATAGATGTCGCCGTCCGAACCGGCGAGGAACCTGAACCGGACATGCTGCGAATCCGACAAGTAGGGCCGGAACTGCATGTCAGGCCCGCCATCCGCGTTCGCTATATTCTTCAGAATGTCAGCCGCGCGATGGTTCGACACGTTGAAATCCTTGTATTCCACGACGGTCTGACGTGGAAGCATCGTCTTATGCGGCCCATCGGTCGAAGTCGTGCTGCCGGTCTGGTTGCCGTTCCCGTCGAACGAGTACACGGTGGTGGTCGTGGTCACGGTACGTTCGGAATAATCCTTGTAGTTCTTCGTGACCGTCTTCTTCACGACCGTGGTCTGCGCCGTGGTCAACGTCTTCACGGTCGTATGCTGTTTCGTGACCTTGCCCTTGCGCGTATTGTACGTGTACGGTTTAGTCTCCGTGACCTGCTTCGTCTTCTTCGTCACATGCTGTTCCGTGATCGTGGTCGTGTCACCGTCAACGGAAGTCTCCACATACCCGTCAGCCGTGTTCACACGCTTCTTGCTCTTCTGCTTCGGAGCGTTCTTATCCTCGCTCGACCCATCGGAAGGCAGCGAATGCGTGCCCGTCTCGTTCAGGTAAGGCAAATCGATGGGCAGTCCACCGCCCGGCTTGACGCTCGTGCATTGGCGGATTACCTCACACGCCAACGCACGCCACGACAGGTTCTCCCAACGGAACGACCGTTTGGACGTGTGGCCCGCATCCTTGCCGAAAGCATCCTCATGCACCAGATACCGGTCGTTCAGCAAGCCCATCATGCTCACGTAAGGCACGCTCACATCATGCCAGCTGGACGTGCGTACGCCCAACGCGCCCGCCAATATCGGCGTGCCCATCGACGCGGTGTCATCCAACACGCTCTTCCAACACAACACAAGGCCACGCTTGTACGGCTGCAAGGCTGCGGCACGGGCGGCAGGGTCATCGCCCGGTATCTGCGTCCAAGGCAGTTCCAAGCCGGACACCTCGTCATCGCCGACTCCCTTGTCCTTCGTCGTGGAAAAACTCGAATCCGAAACGGTCATCGACCAAGTGAACGACGGTATGTCGATCTCCTGGGCCAACTGGCCGGAAACCGTGTCATACAGGTACGCCACCCAAGTCATCAGACCACCTGTCCCCTATCCCAGATGATGAACCGGCGTCCGCACCACAAGGCGTCCTTGTTGTCCTGCGACGCATTGTAATGGAACACGGGGGCGTTGCCGTTCTGCAACCAAGTACGCAAGCGTGCCGTATGATGACCCTTGCTCACAGCCGTCACATACGACGTCTCATGCGTCTCCCACGCGCCATACGAAACGAAGTTCGCGCACGAATGGTCCAAATCCTTGTTGTCGATCTGGAAGCCGATGGCCCACTCGGTACGATGCGACGTATCCGCCCACGAGGTAGCGCCAGCGGAACTCAGATTGCATTTGAACGACAATTCCAACATACGGTCGGAAGGCAAATCGAAATCTATCTGCTGCTCAAAATAGTATTTCTTGACCGTCGAATCGCCGGTCATGTCACGCCTATCCCAATTCTCGCCAATCTTCCCCAACGAAGCACCATACGGTATCGCGTAATCAGCGCTCCACATCTGCACCGCGCTGGCCGTGGACGAAGCGCCAGCGGGCATCTTCATCTTCCTCAGCATGGTAGCGCCAGCCGGAATGGTAGGCTCCGCAAGACTCGCGGACGGGGAACCCTGCGTGACGCCAACGGTCACATAATTGTCCGAATCCTTGTACTCCATCAGATTATGGGCCTGAATCCACACGATGTCGATACGCGGATTCGACGGGTCGCCAGCCGAGACGGCGTTCGTCTTACCGCCCTCGTAATAGGCGAGCGTCTTACCATCCGAATCGCCACGGCTACAGACGGCCACGCCAGCGGAAACGTTATACCGCAAGTCACTGCGGCCGGTGACGTTCAACCCGTCAACCAATCCCGTATTAGCCCACTGGGCACCGATGATGCGACGATGCACAAGAGGTGTCACACCAGCGCCATTGGTATCGGGAGACACGCCCAAAGCGACGGTACTCATTCAAAACTCCTTACATGTAAGTGTCACGCACACTGCAATCAACGAAACCGGTGCCTAGATTCGATAAAGTCACACGAAGCGAACCGCCAGCCGGAATCGTGGGAAAACCACGCTGCTCCAACTGACGGCTCACATCCTGACCACCCAACTGGGCGGTACGGCTGCGGCAATCCAACACCAGCGGCACATCCCTGACCGTCTGATCGCACACAATCGACTGCTGGGTGCCCGGAAAATCCAAACGCACGCCATCCATAGGCCCATGCACGACGAACACCGGATAGGCGCGGGAAGTGCCGTTGTTGTACAACAATCCGACGTTCGACCCGACGCCATCCAATTTCAACCCGTAGTTCAACGGGTAAGCCAACCCACGCAAACCAATATTCGACTCGGTATGCATCAGGCTCGGTGAAGCGTTACGCGCGCCCTGCCATTCGGTCCAATAGCCCGGACCATACCGCAATCCGACGTTCCCGCCGGACACATGCATCGCGCTCAACTGGCATGTGTACTCGTCCATGCTCAATATCTCGGGACGTTCGCAGGTCACGGTGATTGTGCAATCGTCCAGCCAGCCATCATTCGCATACTTAGCGGACGCCTTCACAGTGGCCCTACCAGTCGTATAACAGTCGTAGCCAGCATCCCTCAACCGGAACCGCACTTTGCTATGCGCACACACACGACGAACCCTATTGAGAAGCCTTACGACACCCTGACGGTCATGCGCCGACACAACGAAATGCAACGTCAACACGCGAGCGGAATACAGGATATCCGAAGCCCACACGTCATGCGCCCCATCGCCCTGACCCCGCTCGCTCATCACCGTCTTGTCATCCGGCGTCTCGAACCAACCCTCGACACCATCCGCGCCAATCAGGAGAACATCATCATCAGGGTTCACACCATCACCACCATCGAACGTCAACGTTTCCGTCCCGTTCGACAGTTCGACCAGTTCAGGCAAATCACTCAACGCTGATACCTCCTAGCCTCGGCCAACGCGTTACGATGCAATATCGGCGCGGCAACATACAGATCGTCATTGCTTCTTACGACCTTCGTGTTGAACGTCTGATTGACAGTCGTTCCAGTGCTTGCGGGAACCTGAACGTTGACCTCATACAAGCCTGACATCATCTTCTCCACACGGCCGCCAGCCGCATACGCGCTACGACTCATATCAACCGCACTACGCGCATACAACGTGCGAGCCTGCGACACCGCCCTGTCCAAATCGCCGGTAGCGTTCAACACGTTCAGGAAATTCGGGCCGACAGTACGATCAAGCTTGCTTACCGCAGCGGCACGAATAACATGCTCGCCATTCGACAGCCACATGGGAATCGAATCAGACGTGCCAGTACCCGGCCCGCTGATACGACCACCAGTAGCCTTGCCAGCCTTGGAGCCCTCGAAGATGCCCCTGATGTGGACGGTAACCCAATTCGACACGCCGCTAATCCATTTATTGGCCGACGCCACAGCAGAGGAAAGCGAACCATCGACATGGCCCTTAAATCCGGTGTTATGACTATTCGGTACGGAACGGATGTTGCCTTTGGCGGAACCAGTCGCACCAGCAGTATTGTCCGTCGCATTCACGTTCGTACCATGACTATTCGGTACGGAACTGATATTGCCTTTGGCCGTACTGGTTGGGCCACCAGTGTTGTCCGTGGCTGTCAGCTTGGAATCGACATGCCCATACTGCTCTTCATAGGCACCCATCGTCAGTCTCGCAGAACCAGCACCATTCGCGGTATCGTCCGTTGCGGTGATGTCAGTGTTCTTCACATCTGGAATCAAACTCAACGCGATTCGCAAGGCATCAACCTCGCTCTTACCAGAGGAAGTCGCCTTCAAGTAGGCTTCTTTAATCTCAGGAACCTGCCAGATGGCATCCCTTAACGCATCCAAATCAGACTTGCCTTCGGATTTCGCCTTGACAAAAGCATCCTTCATCGCCGGAATCGAAGAAATACTCTCTTCCAACGCCTCGGTATCACTCTTGCCTTCGGTGATGGCCTTGAGGTAAACCTTCTTCAACGCGGGCACCTTCATGACGGCATTGGTCACATCATTGGCCGCGACAATCGCCAGCTTGTTATCGCCGGTAATCACGACCGTATGCTTGCCATCGGAAAGCCTCTGCACCATGTCGGACAACTGGTTGGCATCGGTCTTACCCTGCCAGATGGAGTTCAACAGAATATCCTTGACCTGCTTACGTGTCCCATCGGGGAACAGGTAGCTCATACTGTCAACGACATTCGCCAGGTTCTCCTTCGCTTCCAACGATTGAACGTTGATCTGTGTGGTGACTTCCTTCGGAGTCATCAACAGACTTGAGTTCAATCCGTCAACAGCAGCGGCGTCCAAACCAGCGGCAGATGCCTGAGCGTTGAAGTTGCTGGACAATTCCTTCTGCTTAGCGAGCACATCCTTCTGCGACTTACCTTGCTTAATCATCGCATTCAGGTAATCATTCGAACTGGAAGCCAAAGCGGTCAACGAGTCGGCGGCGGTACGGCCAGCCTCAGTCGTATAGTCGAAATCCTTCTTCTGGGCATCCCAAACCTGTTGGCCTTTGGAATGAAGATCATTTACGGTCTTCATCGCCTCGCCAACCTGCTGCAACGTCTTCGCATAACTGCTGGACGCGGCAGCGGCCTGAATGTTCGCGTTGCGCTGGGATTCAACCTGAGAAGCCAGAGAGCCTGTCACGGTAGCCAACCGCTCTTTCTTCTCGGTGGCGTTCAATAGCCCATCCGCGATGGACTGCCAATCCTGACCCTCATCACGAAGACGATCAGCCCAACCAGCGCTCTTGCCAGCGGCAGCGGCCTGCGTCTTGATGGACTTCTCGATCTCATCGTTGTATTTCTGGGCGTCAGCCAAAGCGGTCTTCGCGGCCTCGTGCATGTTGGTGGACTTCTGAAGCCTGTTCATACTGCCCATATCGAACACGGTCGCGGAGTTCTTGTCAGCCGAAACCTGCTTGTTCGTCTGGGTCGTCATCCGCTGCAACGTCTTGATGTAGCTGTTGTAGTCACTCTTGCTGCCGGACAGTTTGCGTGCGACCGAATCCTCGTTCTGACCGAGCATCTGCAATGCAGAAGACATGCTATCCACATTCGACGTTCCACGCCAGAACTTGTCCCAAGAGGAATCCGAAGTGGAGAAGTTGGATTTCAGTGTGGAACCGAAGTTATCCAGCCGGTTCTTCAACCCCTCAAGCGAGGAAACCTGAGCTGACAAAGCGTCAGGCGTTGCCTTAGCCGCCTCGTTGAACGATTCGATGTTGGCTTTGACCTGTTCGACATGCTGAGAATACGCGCTGAACGCCGTGCCAGCGGCAGCGAGACCAGCCGTCAATGCGATGCCGGTAGGACCGCCAAGCATATCCAATAGGACGGTGCCGGTATCCTTGGCGACGCTCTTCAAGCCGGAAAGCTTGCCCTTGACGGGTTCGGCGTTGTCGTCCAGGCTTCGCAGACCCTTGCCAGCACTACTGGCGTTATTGCCCAACAGGACAGCCCCCTCGGCTGCAAGACGGGCCTCCTGACCAGTCTTTACCACCTTGGAAGCGGTCTTCTCAGCCTGCTCCCCCATCTGCTCCATACCCTTGACGGAGCCGGTGAACAAGCCCGCCACATTGCCATACGCCATCGCGCCGCCTGTGACCTCAGCCGTCGTCTCGTTACGGGAAAGACGAGCCATCGCGGAAATCAACTGGGAAGCCTTGACCTTCGTGCCATCCATCGTCACACCCAACTGGCGCAACGTGTTCTGATACTGCATCGTGCTCTGAATGTTCTCCAAAGCGCCGCTCTTCAACGCCGTCCAAGCTGACTTGCCAGCACGACCGAACGTCATCCACAAGCCCAACATGCCCTGAATTGGGGCTGGCAGCTTCGAGAAGGCGCCACTCAACGCGCTTGTCGCATTGGCGATGGCCTCAATCGTGGGAGCGGCAGACTTCAACGAGTTGGCAAGCGTGCCGCCGAACGTCTTCGACAACTGGCCCGCCATGCGGACAAGACTCGAAAACATCGGAGACGTGGACGCGAGACTGGAAGTCACCATGCTCAGACCATCACGCACATCACCGGAGAACGTGCGGATGCTACCTGAAGTGCCGGAAGCCAGCTTCGAGGTGTCGGCCACGAAATTACCGGTCAACTGACCAAGATTCGTCATCGTACCGGCAAGATCGTTCCGCGACTCGTTCGCAGCATGTCCGATATCGGCGAAAGCGTCACGCACGCCCTTCTGGGCGTCCCTAGCGCCAGTCACCCAAGCACGTAACGTATCCTGGGCGCTCATGGAGTTAATCGCACGGTCTGCACGCTGCAACACGCTGCTGAACTGCTCGATGCCATTCTGGTATTGGGCAATCGGAGTGAACACACCTTGCGCGATACCCTTCAACGAGCGAAGGGACGAGCCAAGATAACCAGCCTGCTCCTTGACTTCGGACATGGCCTTGTCAACACGGTCGGAGTCATCCATCACGTTCTCGGCCCACTTGGCGAACCAAGACGCATCCTCGCTCAACCATTGCGTGAACTGCGGCAGATACTTGCCGCCGACCATGCCGATATGGGACAATGCGGTAATCAGGGATTCGGCACCGGGAACGAGATTATCCATCGACTCGTTCGCACGGTCGAAGACGGCTGGCAGCTCGTTCGCCTGATAGGACGCTTTCACGGCGAGCATGAGCTTTTCGACTATCTCGCCCTCATGCTTGGCGAGAGTGCTCATCTCCGGTACCAGCGAATCGCCTATCGCGTTCGCCGTATCCATGATGGCGGGCTTCGCCTTGCCATAGAACGCATCCTGCACGCTCTGGGAAAGCTGTGATAGCTTCGTGTTGGCGAAGTCGATCTGGCTGCTCCATGTCTCGCCCTTGTCGCCGTAGATCATCTTGAAGGACGCGAACACGGCGCCTAAGCCAGTCAACGCGGCGGGAGCGGCATAAGCGGCCTTGGAAAGGCTCACGATGCTCTTACCTAATCCGCCGACCGTACCGGAGACGTTCACTGCACCAGCACCGATATCGGACAATACGGTGCCGACAAGCGCTAGACGTGGAACCTTCTTGTCCAACGTGTCAAACAGGTTCACAAGATTCTGGAACTGGTTCTCGACACCCTTCAAGCCGGACGCGCCATACGCCATGCCGTTGAGAATCTTGCCGATGTCAGTTCCATGGAACTTGGCGAAGATGTCAATCGTGCGTGGGCGAGTGAAGTAAGCGAGATGGGCGCGGGCCAAAGCGGTCTCAAGATCGACATCCATATCAAGGGTGTCGTTCTTTTCTTGGAACTTCTTCAGCTCCTCCTCGGCGTGCTTCTTGTCGATATGGAGCTTCGCCGGAATCTCCGCATCGGGATTGGACTTCAGCTTCTCCGCATACCGGCGCATCTCAGCTTCGACGTTCGAATACTCGGCCTTCAACGTGACCGGAACATCAAGCCTCTTATGCTCAAGCTCCCGCATGGTGCGACGTATCTCGTCAGCGCCATCCTCGTAGAACTCGACCTTCACACGCTGCGACTCGAACCGTTCGATATCACGGTTCAGACGGGCGAAATCACCTTCGACATCGACCTTCACCCGCGCCTTCGGATTATCCTTCAGAAGACGCTGGTAATAGGCCAGCTGCCGGTACATCTCCCGCAGTTCGGCCTTCAACGTGACCGGAACATCGACGCCGCGACGTTTGAACGCCTCGATCTTAGACTTGACCTCACGCAGATTCTCAGCGACGAACCGCAGACGGATATCCTGACGGTTACGGACGCCGTTCCTCGAATACAGGTCGGCGAGACGCTTCTGGAAATCGGAACCCTCAAGACGGGTCGCCTTCGTGACCGGACTCTTCTTCAGCTTCTCGATACGGTCGTCGATCTCGCCAAGCATCTTGACGGTACGCTTGTACTCGTCAAGGTCGAACCAGTTCCGGTTGTTCCGCTTCATGGCGGACACGTCGGACTCAAGCTCCTTGCGGACGCCGCGATACGTGTCGATAAGATTCTCGGCCTCGCGACGCGATTCGGAGAACTGCTCACGCGCCACACCAGTGGAGCCAACCGGACTGGACCACTCGTCCCTGGCCTTCTTCGACTCGCGGGCCATCTCGGCCCGCTGCGCCTCGATCTCCTTGGCGAAACGCGACGACGCGGCCTGCTGGCCCTTGAACCAGTCGGCATACGTCTCCTGCTTCTGATGCAGTCCCAAGGCCGTGTCACGGGCCTTGGAGAAGTTCGCCAACGAATTGCCAGCGGTGACGATGCTCTCCTCAAGGGCACGCACCTGACGGGTCATCTTCGATACACGCTTCGCATCGCCATCGGACGCGATGTCCACAAGCGACGACTGCGCCTTACGGAGCCTGCCAAGCTCCTTCTCCTGACCCGCGAGCGCCTTGTTGACCGCAGTGACCTGCTTCGCGGCTTCGCGTTCCTGCTTCCACAGGTCGGATGTCGGGAGCTTCTGCGTCTTCATCTCAAGGCGTTGCGCGTCGAGGCGTTCGACTTCGCGGGTGGTCTTGGCGAGGTCGCCTTTCAGTCCGCGAATGTCGTTGCGGGTTTTGACGATTCGGTTGGACAGTTTCTCGAATTGGCGTATCTGCTCGTTGGAGAGGTGTTCGTTGCCTTTGATGAGTCCACGGACCTGCTGGTACAGGTCCATCTTCTTCTCGCGGTACTTATCGACGGTCTTGTCGAGGCTTGTCGCGAACGAAAGCTGTTCAGGTTTGATGGCGGACTTCTTGAAGAACGCCGTGTCGGCCATCTCTCGGCCTTTGGCGTCGAACACCTTGACGGTCTGGTCAAGGCTTTTCTCGACCAGTTTCGAGTTCAACAGTCCGTTGCCGCGTAGAGCCGTGTTTGTGCGTGTGTTGAAGTCCGATAGGCCACGGTTCAGTTTGGACGGGTCGAAGTCGGGTTTGAGTGACAGTCCGCGACGAAGACGCTCCTCCTGCTGTTCGAACCGTTTCATCCACGGGTCGATGTTCTTCGTATTGGGTTTGAAATTGAACTGTATGGAGGCGTTCTTGCCGTTCCATTCGCGGTAGGCGCGTTCAAGACTGGCGGTGTCCGGTTCGAATACCGCGTTCACGTCGAGGTCGCTTATTCCGCGTGCGGCCTCCTCGACCTGACGGCGGAAACCCTTCGTATCCGCAGTGACACGAACGACGACTGTACCGGCGCGATGTTCGCCCACCATAAGCAACCCCCAGAAAGAAAAAAGGAAATAGAAAACCCCCACGGGAATGTGGGGGTTTGTTCAAAATCAGGTCATGTGGAACTTCGTGAACATGTGTTCGAAGTTCTCGGCAGTACCTTCGTTCTCCCGGCGAGGCGGCTCCTTGTCAGCGCCGGGAGGGAGCAGTGGATGCGGTTTGGCATTCTTGCCCCCGTATTTCGCGGTAATCACCGTGTTCATCATGTTGCGAACCTCAACGGCGACCATCGTCTTCGAATCCCATCCAAGCCATGGCAGTACGGTCGGCTTGTCCGGCTTGGACTCATCGGACGCGGTTGGAGGCTCATCCTCCAATATCCGCGCCCTGTACAGGCTGTCAGGCAGTGCCATCAGCCCCGCCGCGAGGCGTTCGGCGCGGGTGGGATTCAGCCTCGCGCCGGTTATGTCCAGACCATAGAAACGTTGGAAGTCGGAAGTCAGTTCGACCGGGTGGACGCGGACTTGCGCTTCGAAGCGAGCGATTTTCCCAGTTGGTCCGTGTAGAACATGAGAATCGCTTCGATGAGCCAGAACAGTTCATCCAATCCGATGCCCGTCGCCCATTCGTCAACCTTGTCAGGCTTCACTGTCAGCGACTTGACCCAATCCAAAGCCGTGCCGACGAACTCCATGCGTTCGTCGATCTTCGCCTCGATGTCGTCCAGGGACTTGGCTTCGGGGCCGTTGATGTCGGCGCTGAGCGTGAAACCGGCCATGCCGGACAGTTTGCGCAGTTGTGCGGACTGCTTGAACGAGAGACGTTCAGCAGGGGCCAGAGGCGGCAGAAGCGAGAACAGCGGCTCGTTCTCGCACATCTCCGCCCACGTCTCAGGGATGCGGAACTCGTCGGCTTCCGCAGCGGTGTTCTCTTCAACAGTCTCGTCAACCATGTTTTCTCCTATCTGAAAAGCGTTGAAAATCTCCTATCTTCCGTCAATGAAGAACGGGAAAAGACCGGAACCCCCGGATAGGAGAAACAGGGGTCCGGCGTCAATACGAAGACTGGAACAGTCCGAATCAGGACTGATTCATCTTCGAAGCCTCGAAGAACACAATCGGCTTCTTGCCGGCGACGGACTCGACCTCGCCGGTCATGCCCTGCTCCACGAAATCATCGCCCGAGAAATCAGGACCACCATCGAAGGTCACAGAAACCTTGCGGAACAAAGCGCCGAAACGGATATCCGAATCATCGTCGGCGGACTCCTGAGCCAACAGGAACAGGCTGAACGTCTGTGGCTTCTTGGTGATGTCCACACCAACGCCGCCATCCTCGTCGGTGCCGTTGTAGATCAGCTTCAGAGTGTCGCCATCCAACTGCAACGACTTCGCGGTGATGGTGCACGTCGAATCGGCGTAGGTGGTACGCAGGTTCTTACGCGCCCACGAATTATGCGTGGTCGCGTCGCCGCCGTCGAACGAGAACGAAATCTTGTTGTCGGCGGAAGTATGCCCCAGATTGGTCCACACCTGATTGGCGCCCGGTGTGACGGAAGCGGCGGTGTCCACCTTCACGGTGTCAGCGTTCAGCTTGAACGCCTTGGCACCATCCTTCGGCAGCGGAGTGCCGACCGGAGCGTAGAACAAAGTGCCGTAAGTGGCAATCAGAGTCGCGTCATCATTAAACGCCATCTCATATCTCCTTATAAAAAAAGCCCCGCACGAGGCGAGGCTTGAAAACGAAAAACAGAAAACGGAAAATCATCCGGCGCGAAGCGAATCCTCCGCGCGGACGGTGAACGAGGAAGCGGAATACTGCTTCACCTTCTTGCCGGTGGCCTGCTTGCCGCCAGCGCTTTTGCCGAAACCGGGATTGCCCACAATCCGAATGACACGACCCGAATCGGTACGCCCGTAACGCGGCCATTGCATGATCTGCTGGTACACTTCCTGCGCCAAGCGGAAGGAACGGTCCGCATCGTTCGTGGCGACGATGATGTCGATGTCGCAATCCCACACGCCGGTCGAATGATTGCCGGTCGCCATGGTCGGCGCGTTCGTATGGAACAGCACGATGTTCGAGAACGACGCCCAAGTGTCCACATCGACATCGATCTCGTTGAGCACATGCACGTCGGGCCAGTCCGGGTTGCCGGTGAACCCAGCCGTGAGAAGCGTGTACACGAGCGAATCGAAATCGACCATCGGACGTTCCTGCGGGTAACGCTCGTAGTCGGGTTGAATCAGCGGCATCAGACACCACCGTTCATACGGGCCGCGTCACGCATCACATGATGTCCCTCGACCCAACGGTGACGCTGCTCGTTCCAAGCGCCCCACTCGTGTTCGACGGCCACGTTCGACCCGTCACGACCCTCGACATCAAGACACACATCCGTGTCGATGCCGTGGTAGCGTTTCTCAAGACTCAAATCCTTGGCGACCGGAATACCCGGGTCACGGCCAACCGCACGCGCGGCGGCGAGCATCCTCGCATCCGCAAGCACCTCGTCGGCCTTCTCCGACGTGGCCTGCGGACCGAACCATTCAGCCACCTTCGTGCTCAGGTCACGGTCAATGAAAACTCTTGCCATCGGCCTCACCCCACACATGGTCGTCAGGGTCCGGTTCGGGAGGCTTCGGACGCAACCCCACCGGAATCTGCGAATAGTCGGCGTTACGCCGGATATGCATCTCATAGTGGGGAACCTCGCCATGCTGACGGAACGTCGGAGCGCCGTCAACGTCATAGCAGTCGCCCTGATACCAGACCTCCGTATGGATATCGCCATGCCATTCCACGGCAACGACCTGAGACGGCGTGACCTCACGCAAACCACCCCAAGTCTGCGGCGACTTATCCTCGGCACCGGAAATCGAAAACATGCCAGCCTGCTGCTCGCGTCCCTCGATGGAACACCAGCACCAGTAAGCCTTCCCGGGAACATACGTCGTCCCATGCGGCCCGCGACGGACCGTATACAGCACGACGATCACCTTGTCCCGATACAGAATCGAATCAGGCTTCACCCAAGGCACCGGCACATCCTCGTAAGGATGCTCAGCAACCACGTCGGAACCCGACTTATCGTATGGATGACCCAAATCCCACGTTTCACGAGACATAGGCATCACATTCCATAAATACGGTTCACACCGACGCCAACAGTGCCGATAGGACCACGCCCGGACGCATAGCCATCCAGAATCTGCTTCTCCCTTTTCGACAGATACAGATTCGGAGACGCATCCTTGCCTGGCGGATTATCCTGCGGGTCGAAACGAGTGAACTGGTACGTGCCGTTCGATTCGGTCTTGATATCCGAATAGCGGATGACACGCCACACCATCGAACAGATGACGAACTCGTAATCCTCAAGATCAAGGTCGCCGGACTTCAACCGTGGAACACAATTCGTGCTCGAAGTGGACGCGACGGTCTCCGCACGATGGCACATGTACGTGAGCCACGCGTTCGGATACCGTTTCAACACATCCGCGTCAGGAAGGCAATGAAGCTCCAAGCATTCCACCCAGTCAACGGCATCGGTAACACCATTCGACATCAGCGGAACCCCCTAAGCGTCAAGAAGGCTACTTGCCCAGCACATCCGCCTTGAAGGTCGAGACGGCCTCCTTCAGAATCGGAAGATAATTGCCGTTGACCCAGATGTCATAATTCAGCGGAGCCTGATGCGACAACATAGCGCCGATGAGACCATCGTTCACGCTCTTGTTGATCTCGTACTCGGAGTTCTGGGCCTCGGCGGTAGGACCGGACAGGGTGGCACCCAACGACGAATCGTTGAACGACGGAAGCAGGATGAAGGTCTTGTCCGGGAACGCGGTGGAGACATCGGCATCCATGTCGAAGGTGTTGTCGAGCTTCAAATCCTCGTAAGCCTCATCGACCAGAAGCACATCGGTGATGCCGGACTGTGCACGAAGCACATCCAACACCTCCTGACGGGACAGCTTGGTCTTCGAATGCTCCAAATCCATGCCGGACACCTGAGTACGGAAGAACTCGTTGGTGCGCATGGCATCGATGACCACACCGGTGGTGGCGACCGCGTGCGGCTTACGACCGTAAGCCTTGCGCATGATCTTCACCCAAGCCTCGATGTCGTCGCACGGGTTCGACTTGTCGTTGTCCCAAGTGGTGGTCGGCTTCACATTCTGCTGGTTGCCCGGACGCTTGAACGAATACGTCACATCGACGCCGTTCTCCTTGATGACCACCTTGCCGGTCACCAAGCACTGCAAACGCTCCAACTCCTCGGTCACACCGGCCTGCTGGCCCAAAGCCTCGAACTTCGCCTCGGCCTGATCGTGGATATAGGCGGTATCGTCCTGATGCTTGGCGATATCACGCTCGGAGATATGGTCCATACCGGACAACGGCAACAGGCCGGTATGAATCTCGGCGGTCGAGGTCTCGGACTTGGTGTGCCCGATCTCGGCATCCAACGCACGATGCTTCATCGCACGGGTCTTCGACTTCGGAATGACCGGAGTCCACGAAGCGGTCCAGTCGCCACCGTTGGAGGTGACCGGGAAGATGTTCGACAACGGCAGGATGCCGTTCACGTAATCATGTCCCGCCTGAGCGACCTCGGTCGCCTCGGACGGCGGGATGATGGTCTTGTCAATAGCCAAGAAAAACTCCTTAGATACGCAAAAACCCACCGCGATGGGTGGGTTTCACAAAATTTTTAGAGGTTAAGTGACCGTCAATCAGGAAATCGTGATGTTCACGGTCTGTCCGTTGGACAAAGTGGCCTTGCCAGCGGTGATGGCCTTGGACGACTGGTCCTGAGTCAATTCGATCTTGGTGATGGTCGCACCATCCTTGCCAGCCGGACCCGGAGTGCTAGCCGCGCCGGCCGAAGCGGACAACGGCTTTACAACGTCATCCTCAACGTCGTAGAACTCGCCGCCCCACACGGCACCAGCCTCCGGCTTCACCGGAAGATTCGAGGCCACGATGTCGCCACGATAGGTCATGCCCACGGTCGGGTCGTCCAAATCCCAGCCGGACAGGTTGATGTTCACGGACACCATGGATTCAAGCAGACCGGCGATCTTGGTCTGACGGCCATCGGTGGCCTGCTTGTCATACGGACCATACGAGCCGACGTTCGCGCCGGAAGTGATCTTCGCCAGCGGAATGCCGGAACGAATGTAAACGGTCGTGGCCTTCGGACCCACACCGGTCAGATACTTGTTGTCTGCGGTCTTGAACAATTCCGGCACGATGGTGACGGACACCGAATCATTGGTGTTCTTCTCGCCATAACGCCAGGAATTGTCCTCCTCAACGGTGACGATACCGGAGGAATGAACCATCTCTTGAGTCATACGCTCAATCCTTTCAAAGAATCAGTAGGAAACTACTTGCTGCGCTTACGTGCCTTCTGACGTTCCATCACACGCTTGTAAGCGTCGCCCGGCTGACGTTTCGGATGCGAGGTGCCGGACGGGAACTCGGCCTGCATGGCTACCTTGCGGGCCAAAGCATCCTCAGTCTGCTGCGGTTTCCTCTCCACCTTGGAAGTGTCAATCGGGTTGTACGCCGCATACTTCTCAGCCCACGACGCGATGGCCTCCGGCTCCGTTGCGGGGCAGAGGTCGGAAAGAACAGCGTCCGTGATCTGCGGATACTTAGCCTTGGCCTCAAGACGCGCAATCTGCGTCTTCGCGGCCTTAAGCTCCGCATCAGCGGACTGGAAAGCCTTGTAATTGGCCGAAGCACGGTCTTCGTTCTTACGGCTCATAGCCTTCCATTTGGCAAGCTCGTCATTATCGGACGGCTTGGAAGAATCATCGGAACCCTTCTCATCGACCGGAGCGTCATGCTCGACGGCGGGTTCGTCAACCGGAGTGGTCTGAGCATCCTTCACGGCATCCTCGACCGTTCCGGCCTGTCCAACAGTCTTGTCCTTTTCGGATTCGACTTCATTATCCTGAGAGGCCATAAGACCAAATCTCCTTAATATTTAAGCGGCCAGTCCCAAAAAACCGCGAGAATAAGCCAACAGGCTCCGCACATACTGCCAAGCCTGTTTAGTGTGGACTGTCTTTTTGAACTCATACGAACGCCCATCGAAACGGAATTGAACCGAATCCTTATCCCCGTCCAACAACTCCTTGTACCGGGAATTGAACTCGGTCGCACGAGCGCACATACGCTCCATCTGGGCGCGGGTCATCTTCATGTCGGGCAAACGCCATTCCGGCGCATTCGAGTTCACCGGAGCATCCTTGCGAAGAAGCACAGGCCCAAGCTCGCTATTATTGACGACCTTCACACGAAGCTTCGTCAAATCCGTGGCGTTCGTGGAATAATCACGGCCAGCCGTTTTGCCAGCGGCCTTGTAAATCGTCATCAGATCATCCGAGTTCAATTTCAACCCGGGGTCGTTCGAACCGACGATTGGAGCCACCGTACACTTGCAACGATTGTGCATGGGCATCAAATCAGCCCTCGTGAACGTGTTCGTGGCGGCTACGACGCACAGGCCACAGGAACCCGTCTTCGACAATTCAGGATGGATGACACGCCTGTAACGTTCGACACCGGAACTCCTGTAACGCGACTGGATGGCACGATTCTGCGTCACATACCCGTCAGTGACCGCATTGTTCTCCAACTGGATTTTCGCGGACATCAGCCAAGCCTTAACATGGTCGGCTGCGGACTGGTCGGCGTCCTTCAGAATCTCATCCCACGTAGCAGGTCGAATCCCAGGATTCTTCACGGCCTGAGTGCGATACTCGTCGGCGACCCTCATGGCGACCTGCCACGGGTCCGTGTTGGCGCGAACGACCTCATATTGTGGGATATCCCCCAAACCGTTCACACCGGCCAGGCGCAGCATCGTATCCGCATACGAGATGCCCTGCTGGCGCATGGCCTTCACGAACGCGATATGCTGCTGCGTCACATAAGCAGCCGCGCCCTCGGCCACCGCATCGTTCCACCAGTCTGAAGGAGTCAGGCTACGCCACATGTTCCAAGCCCTGCGGACGAACTCGTCAACCAGCTTCAACCGCTGGTCATCCAACGCCTGAACGGCAGCCAACGCGCTATCGGCCATCAGACCCCCATAACGTCGGACGAATCATCCGACGGCAACCCATCGGACGGCACATCGGACGACATCGAATCCGATCCAGAGCCGGTGGGGAACGAATCCAAACCGGACCCGTCACCCAGATACGAATCATTCATCGTCGCATCAGTCTGCTTCGCCGACGAATCCAAAGCCGCGTTCTGCTGCGCCATGGCATTCAGGAAACTCGTATCCTGGGCATCCTGAATCATCTCCGCGATCTCCGTCTCGGTCATATGCAGATAGCGACGGGCGATGGTTTTTCAACGGAAGAACACCCTTCACCTGGGCCGCCGCCTGACACTGCTCCAACTCGGACGGAAGCTCCAACGGCTCCCAAGTCGTCTCGAAACGCTCCTCCGAAGCATTACTGCCGGAAGCGGTCAACGCCATCTTCAATAGGAGCACGAAAGCGTCATTGGCCCTCATGTTCATGTCACGGACCTTCAACCGCAGCATACGGGTTGTCAGCTTCGCACCCTCGGCGGAACCAGCCACATCAGGCGAAAGAATCGACAACGGAGTGCCAGTGGCACCTGCCAGAAGCTTCACATCGGAAGCGGCCGCATTCACAATCGGCGTGATATCCGTAATGGACGATTCGCCAATCTTCGCATCGGCGGGAAGCAGCCACAACGCGGCGGGACCCATCTCGAACAGTTCCGAATAGTCGATCTTGTCACCGGCCTGAGCCTTACCGGCCTTGACCGCAGGGTCGCTCTTCTGGTAATACTCAGGCATGTCGCCGGACACCCAACGCTGCTTGAACGCCTGCATCTCCTGAATGCAGAACCGTTGAAAACGCTGCTGGTCGATGGACCTCAACGTCTTCAAGGAAGCCTCGAACTGGCCCTTGCCGTTAGGAGTGGTCAACTGCACGATAGGAAGACACCCGCAATCAAGGGCGAACTTCCAATCATCGCCGGAAGATTGGCCCTCCCACTCGAACTGCGCCTCGAACTCTGGGCGCTTCTTCGAATCGTCGTTGGCAAGGTCATACACGGTGTCCTCGTCATCGACCGAATCGGAAGGCAGTGTGCGCGACTTGACCTCATGCTTTGCGGTACGCGAATAGACGCTCTGAATCTCACCGTCATCGTTACGGACGATGCGGTACAAAGTCAACCGTTCGATCTGCTCTTCCTCGGACCACCCGTACACGACAGCCGAATCCTTGTCGTCGGACACGACCGTGCTCCACGGACTCAATCGTTGGATATACGAAGGATTCTCCCTGCCGAGAACCATCGCATACGCGGCACCGTAAATCGCCGCATCCATGAACATGTTCAACGAACGGACATCCATGCCGCACTTATCCCACATGTCATCCGCATCCGTGCTCCGCATCGTCTTATCGGCGACAAGACGAAAACCGGTAGGATGCTGCGACGTGATTACCGCATCCGCAATCGTATGGGCCAGATTCAACGGGCAGATATCCACAAAACGCCTATACACGGCACTGGCCGTAGTGGTCGCCGCCTTCGGCACGGACTGCAACGGAACCGTCTCACGACCGTCGTAAAACGTCTTCAACACACACAGGTCGGGAATACGATTCTGCAAACGCGTCGCAAGACGCGTCAACGCCATACCGTCACCATCAGGCTCGTCATCACCAGTAACAAGACTTTGCATATTAGAAGATGTGGAAGCCATACGAACACTCCAAAAATCACCAGACCCGCTGCGGCATCACCCGCTGCGGAGTATCATCCTCGAACTGGCCCAAATACTTCTCACGCGCCGCATAAGCCAAAACGCCAGCCATGCACGCATCGATTTTGTGCGGACTCTTAGGCGTCTCCTTATGAATCTGATAGCCCCAACTCTTCTCACGCCGCTTCGCGTTACGGAAATGCGACACAAGCCTCGGGTCGGCACACAAAAGAATATTATTCGGGTCAGGCTCCCCTTCCTCAACAGGCTCGGGAGCATACTCAAACGACGAATGCGCGCACTGCAACGCACGATACATATCCTGCGACCAGTTATTCGTCCAAAACTTCATCATCGAAGACTGGCCACGGGCATACACCTTCATGCCACGCCCATACTCAGCCTCCCAGCCGCCAATCATCGACTCGAAGAAATGCGCATCGGCGAAACAGCCGATGACATTGTAATTCTCGAACATACGACGCACGGCGGCATCGAAACCATCACGGTCAACACGCCAATCAGGGTCCGCATTATCAGGCCGCTGCTGCAACTTGATAAGAAACAGCAGACCATCGGACACGCGACAACCAACCAACGCGGTCGAATCATTACGAATCGAACCATCGAACCCAAGCGTGATCTCCTCATCCTCGTCAATGAAATCCTTCCAGACCCCATCCAAACGAGACGACGAGCCGACCGCACGGCCATACAAATCCCTGTAAGCCAAATGCGACTGGATCGCAGGCTCCGTAAGCCACGAATCCTCACTCGACGCACGAGAGTTCAAATAATAACGAATCGAATCATTCGGGTCCGAATCAGGCTGGTAAATCTGCCCCATCAGACCATGAATGTCAACCCAACCATCCTTCGACGGTCCCGGCTCGACGCCATCATCACGAAGCGAGAACCCCTCAACCGAATAGCCATCGGCATCAACGGCCTCGATACGCCCATCAGGAAGAATGATGTAATCCTTACCATCATCCGAATGGGCGGCAGAACCATACGACTCATACAACGCGTGCTCAAGCTTCTTCTCATCAGGAAAATCCTCGATAGGAAGCGTCGAATACCGATAGTCGAAATACAAGCCCTTATAATGCTTGGAACGGCCAGCCTGAATATCCTCCGCGATCTTCAACGTGTTCTCCGCCACACTGTTCTGACCCGGACGGAAATACGTCGTCATCTCCAACACCCAAGGGTCGGCATCCAACGAACGCTTCGGAAGATTACGCTGAACCGTCTTATACATCGAATGATGCTTCGGCAGCGTATACAGATGCACCTCATCCATCAACGCGAAAGTCTCAAGACCACCATCCTTCGACGCATCACCGGAAGTCGTGGGAATAATCTCCCCACCCTCCGGCAAGCCGATACGGGGCTTCGTGACCTCCATGCCGAAACCCTGCAACTGGGCCAACGGGCCGGAAGTGCAGTTATAGTAAATCGAATCGAAGATATTGCCCGACTGGTCCTCGGACGTAGCCAAACACAGAATCTCAGGACGCTGGACAGGACGGCCAACAGGCTCACCCGGCAGATAATAGTAAGTCTGACCAAGAAACGTATACGTCTCACCCGGCTTAGCCCAATGGTCGAAACGACACGGGCCAAAAGCCTCGAACAAGGCCAGATCATTACCCAAGCCACTCTTGTTGCAACCCTTCGGACGCCACAAGCTCACACGATTGAACCTGCGCCGACCATCCGGCTTCAACGCATAGGCGTTCAAATAGAACTGGATATACTCAGGACTATGAGTGACAGGCTTACCGGTCGCACCACCGCGACCTATGAGACTGAACGTCTCAACCCACCACAACGCCAAACGTCCAAGACTCCTACGCCTATCCTCATAAGTCAGGTTAGGAATCATCAAATGCATGTCAGCCAGCCGCCTCGATCTTGCGACGCCAAGCATCGATATCCTGAATCACAGCATGATTCGAACCATCCGAAGCGGCATGGTCGTCGGCCTCCGGCACATCGAACTTCAACGCACGCATCGAAGCCGGAGTCCAACCCAACTCGTCAAACAACTGACGCACGACCGGCATCAACGTCGCATAACGACGAGTCGAAAGCATCTCATTGATCGTCGCGAAACCCAACTGGACAGCCATCCAGGAAGGAGCCGAACGCAACATCGAAGCATTCGGACTACGCCGATACTCCTCATACCAATGAGCAACCAACGGCAACCACTCCCCACCCTTGGGGAAAATCTGGTTAGCCGGAGGCAAATCAGGCCCCAACTTCCCATCAGGAATCTCCAAAACCTGATTACCGGAATCACTCGTCTTCCTGCCCATAACATCACTCCCCGCAAAGCCCCATTACGGGACGACAAGCGCGAAGCCCGTTACGGCACTACGCGCACCTGCGATGAACGACAATCCGATTAGCCAACGAGTTTTCACCACCCTGCTCCAACGGCACACGCCAAGCACCAACCGGAAAATCATCACTCAAAACATCAACCGACCGGTCAAGCGGCAACCCACAAACCGGACACGTATGAGAACACGCGTTCCACTCGTCCTCGGCAGTCCAAAAACCAGCAGGAACACTCCCCCGCCGCCCGACACGGGCATTCGACCGAGGCTCCCACAACACCGACTTCAACGGCTGCGGAGTACGATTGGGAGCCGCACCCTCAGCCTTCAAACGCTGGAAACGCTTACGACAACGAGCCGAACAAAAAGCCTTGTCCCGACGCTCAGTCTCAAAAAAAGAGCCACACGCCAAACACGCACGACTCATACGACGCTTACGGGCACCACTGCCACTACGCCGCCAACGATCATAATGAGACCTACACATCCCATGAGCATGAACAGGCCCATCACACCCATTCACACTGCACTCACCCTCAGCTAACCGAACGCGGGATGCCTGTACCAACGAGCCTCCTCACGCTCAACCCTTTTCCTTCGCCGCGCGTCAGCCGACTCCAAACCAGTCTTATAAGAATGATGAGCACGACAAAGAACCTGAAGATTATCCCAAGAATCATCATCAGGCTGACCATCCTCGGCACGAATGATATGATCGACCTCATTCGCATGAGCGCCACACGGACGCAACACGCCATCATCACCGATCACCGGATACTGGCAACGCCACCCGTAATAATCCAACACCTCACGACGCGTCCGCTCCCAACCCGGATTGAACCGTTCCTTACGATGCGACTTATTCCAATCGTTGGTCATCACCACTCCCCAGTGCTTCAGGAGGGAATCGAACCCTCACGTCACAGGACAACGCATTTTGAGTGCGCCGCGTCTACCATTCCGCCACCAAAGCAAAAGAACAGGCAACCCCCACGCCACACTCACCAAAAACATGGGGATCGCCCGTCATCTAACCCAAACCGCCAAAAGGAAATCCAATGGCAAAAAATGGCTTTTTACCGCCAGCCACGGCGCGCGGATGCTGAGGGAGTCGAACCCCCGGACCGTTCCCGGTCGCCACCTTAGCAAGGTGGTGCAATAAGCCACTCTGCCAAGCATCCAAAAGCAAGAGCCGCCGCAACGACTCAGGAGACTGTTCCCGCAAACTAGGCGGGTCAGCTGAAACTAGAGCCGCCACAAGACGACTCCGAAGACCTTTCCCACAACATGTGGGTAGGCTGAGCACAGCATGTTGGACTCGAACCAACATCGACGGTTTTGGAGACCGCCATGCTATCCAGTTGCACCAATGCCATATGCGAGGATGGACGCAAATCTCACGGACAATCCAAAACACACAACTATATTCCGGGATTCATCCATCCTCAAAGGGTCCCCAGCCGGATTCGAACCGGCAACTCACCACGCATAGGCAAGAGAGCCAGAAAACCACGCGCGACTAACACTCCCACAAGAGCGATAGGAACCATGTGCGAGATCAAACGGCGGTACCAACAAGCCTCCCGCATTGGACTTGAAACCGAATCGCACCTTACCTAGGAAGATGCCATCTGCGGACAGTGAGAGATTCGAACTCCCGGACCCGTTAGAGTCGGTCGCTTTCGAGGCGACTACCTTAAACCAGACTCAGCCAACTGTCCCTAGCGGTGCTCCTTATGAACACAAACGTCCCAACGGTCGGAATCCTTAACCAAGAGACAAGGAGCACCACCGAACCGCTTGCCGGAATGACACCCACAATGACGCCACGCGTCCTCCAAAATTCATTCCGACATGCGACAGCATACTCACCCCCAACGTTGCGTCAACGTTGCAATGGAAACGGCGTAGAATACGGCGTGTCGCGTGGTATGCTGAAGACGATTTCAACGTGAACCCAACATCGTCGTTGTCATGTCACGTTTCATGCGCGGACTTTTTCAGACGGCGCGCACTATTTCTACCATTGACCCGACGGCCTTGACAGGCACACCCGGAGGACCCTCCCCCAGCCCCGGTTAGAACGTTCGTTCGATGGTACAAATGTTCGTTCGTACATTTGTACGTATGCGCGTCATTGTGTCGTATTCCTTATTATTTATATCTATCTTGCTCAATATTTTTTGTCCGTATTTCAGTATCTTGCTTGACTTTATTTTTCCTTGTGCTACTCAAACTCTTTTTTCGTTTCATTTACCCCCTACCCATGTTGCAACACGCCGATAGAATGGCACTGTTTCAACGTTTCGCTGTAGTCTGTTTTCTTAATTTGCTTACACCATTATTGGTGTGTATAGTGATAACCAACAACCGGTTAGGCAGTCAGCCTAGCGAGTTCGGTGTGACACTCTAGACCGCGCCACTTGCAACCGGCTGTAGCAACCGGCAGATGAAGCCGTGGCGGTTAGGTGCCTAGGCACCGCATAGCCTAGCCTGAGATGGTTAGGGGGGCGTATCGAGCGTATGCGCCGGAAAACTGCCATGTGTGGAACGTTGGTCACTGTGCTGAGGCGCAGTGTCCAGTCTGTGAGCGTTGCGAGTGTTTGAAAAATGAATAGTGTTACCGAAGGCCGGTAGTTTGAGCTTCACCCCCTATTGTTGGGGGTTAGGTGGCGGCGTTTTTCGGGGTGTGTGCATAATGCTCACTATGTGAGCGTGGTTAGCAGTGCTAATTTTGCCTAGGCAGTGTACGTAAACTCGATTGACAATGTTGAGCGCGAGAACTCGTAAGGGGGTACCGCCGACGTTTGGCGTAGTGTGAGAGACTACCGCCAATGAGGATAGGCCGATAGATAGGTGGCAATATCAATGTTTCGCCATGCGTGAGCGTGGTTGGCGGCATTGACTGTAAACCACGGCATAACGGGTTGCGAGGGTAGACATACTATAGCGCCCGTCAACTGCTTTATGGGCGGTTGACCACAAACGTCTTACGTTTGGGGGTTATGCGGACATTAAAAGTCTATAGGGGGTGCGTATGCGCCCCTGCACCACTTTGCGGGTGGCGTTAGCCAAAAAAACAAATCTTCACGGGCGTAATCCGCAAGGGTTGCGCCCCTCTCGCCACTGTTTAGACCATGAGGGGGGTGCGATACCCTCTAGTGGCACGCAATTAACCAATCAACACTAGACCTTAAGGGGGTTTATTATGGATGCCAACGAAGAAATGGCTGTAAAAATCGTTCGCGACTGTCTCACTACGGCGCGTGAGTCCCTACCGCTTTACGTATCACGCCTTTGGGTGCGTGAAATGCCGGAGCTTGAATTTGTAGGCACCTCGGCGGCGGAATCTGTGGTACGTCATGCGCTTATTGCGGCGTTTCGCGTTGCGGCAATGCGGTCCACGTATGTCGATCTTGCAAGCGACTTCGCGCCTGATGTTCGGATTACGCGCGTTCGCGCCAGTTGCCGTCGTGTCTCCGTCTACTGTGAGACGAATACCGGATATGTCTACAAGGTGGTGTGTGTGCCATTGTGGGATACCACTGTTTCCGGTTCGCTGCCGCCATGCCCTATGACTAAGGCCCTTATGGCTAAGGTTGGCACGTGCGCTTTTGGGGATGCCGGTTGGAATACGGTCATGTGTGATTATGTCAATCTCGTTTGACTTATGTAGCCAACAATACAATAAGATTAAATAAAGGGGGAGCTATGTCTGATTATGACAATCTCGTGCAATGGTGCAAGGATATGCGTTCTACGCAGATTGCGCGGCGTAATCGCGCGTGGAATTTCCAGCACGCTCATGGCATTGAGCCGTGTGATGTCGCTTGGAATGCCGACGCCATAAGGTGGGTTGACGGCGTGGTGTATGTGGTCAGCCGCAATGTCAAGCGCAACGGCGAGCTGGGCGAGCGTTACGCCGTGGTCACGGCTGAGCAGTGGCTTGACATGCATCGGGTTCCGGGCGATGAGTCATGCGTCGCACGGCTTGAATCCTACATGACGCGAAACTAATTGTAGTCAACAATACAAGTGAGGTGTTTATTATGACTGGGAAGATCGAACTATCTGTGAACATCAGCGTGGAATGGCGGCGCAGTGCGATGTGGGGAATGTGCCCTACCGCTACCGTTGGCGCACTACTGGCCGAGGATGGCGTTACTGTCAGGCGTGACCGTGGTTCCGGCCATGCGTCCGGCTGCGGGTATGACAAACTCTCTGCGGCGGTGGATGAAGCCATGCGTGAGTTGCCGTTGTGGCAGACGTTTCTCATGTGGCGTGGATTCAAGCACACGTATGCGTCGATCCCATACAACGGTTCCGATAGAACGCTATATGGGCTGAAGCGTTGCGATTACGGCTGGGAGATGAACGCGAACGCGTGCGGCATGGGAACGATTATCGACATTTTCACGGCGAACGGGTTCACCATGACGTCGCATAGTGGCGATGCCTACGATTTTTACCATTTCGAGCGCGTGGTACCGCGTTCGTTCCTGAAACTCATCTGACTTTGCAGCCCTCTGTGGGCTATGGCGCGGCCTAGCGGGGTTTTGTGGGGTGCGATTCCTCACCCGCGCACTGTGCCGTCGTATGGCGGCTAATCAGCATTCTCTATCTCTATGAAAGTGGGTAATCATGTCTGGGTTTAATTCCGTTGATGATTTTTACGACGTCATGGCGGGGCGTCATGGTTTGCATGAGTCTGAACCGGACGGCAGCACGTTGGAATTGTATTCATACAATGGTGCCGAGTTCCCGGACGGTCTGGACGGTTGCAGCCTTGACGTTATCACAGCGCCGTCGCCTGAGTTCCTTGCGTACATGCGTGGCAATGATAGTCCGGTGCCGCCGTCCGGGTACAAGGATATGGCCGACGAGATTAAGGGCATATGGGACGTGTACAACCACGGTTCCGCCGAAGCCGATTGGGGACGGTTGGCTGACTTGTATGACGCGCACAATCTAAGCCTGAGTGTCATTGCCGATTACGAGTTTATGGATTGGCCTGAGACGTTAGGCGACATACTGGACGGCAAAGGGGCGGATTGCTGGAATCTCGACGGTATGGTGTGGCACCTGTACAGCCATGAGGAATGCACTATCGATGATTCCGAGGGCGCATGGCCCAGCGTTGACGACTTGCTGGATTTCATGTCTTCCGATGACGTTGAGACATGCGCCTATGCGCAGCAGTTTGTCGAATGCATGGATTCGGGCGACTATGTGGCCGCGTGCAGGGCGCTTAAGGCTCTCGACTTGGAGCTGTGGTATTCGGGTCTGTCTTTGACGCTCTCTTGCTGAAATCAATCAATCTATTTGAAAGTGAGGAAAACGAATGTATGTGAGTGAGGTTCGCAAGGATAGCGACTTGTATGAGAGGCTGCGGGAGGTCTGGGATGGCGTGGATTATTCCGGGTTGCCGTCGTTCGAACGTGTGTTGCCGGATATTTTGAAATGGGTGGATGGCATACGTGCCGTCGATACGGTTTTCAACGATCATACGTATCAGGTGTCTAGGCTGTCGTATTTCGACGATGCGCTGGATGAGAGCAATATCGAGACGGCTGTGAAATGGCTGTCTGAGTATGATTATGTGTCCCGCGCGTTCTGTGGTGTCGGCTATGCGATTGAGCTTACGGACGGTTACGGCGAGCTGTCCGAACAGGCCGTGGTGCAATATGCCATCAATCTGATTTTTGGTGATGGCCGTTACTATCCGGTGCTGGATGAGGATGATTACGAGCGGCGTGAGACGGCATGGCTGCGGGACTACTTCGATGGCGAGATGTCGGATGACATGCTGGATGGCGCTGACAGGGCTGCCGTGTTCGAAGCGTGGCGTGACGCCACGGATGCGGTGTCGGGCGACATGCATGTGGACACGGCGAAGCTGCCTGAGTATGTCAAGATGGCTAAGGCGGTGGCGTGATGCGTGATCGTAAGAGGATTCTGGGCGCTGTCGTAATCATGGTTGCCGCGCTGGTTGTCGCGTGTTCGCCAATCTGTAATCCTAGGCCGGTTGCCGACCCTCATGGGACGCCTGAGCAGCAGTGGTCTTGGTGGCTGGGCGAGTATGCGACGGCTGACTATGGTCAGGCTGATTTGGCTGGCTACACGTCGCTGTCGGATATTCCGCAATGCGAGATGGAGGACGGCAGCACTGGTGACGGCTACGAGCGCATATGCGAGTGGCGCGGCGGTTCCGCTGGCAATCGTATGGGCGAGTCTTACGTGCTGGTTGACGGCAGCAAGGTGCTGTCGTGGAGCGGCACGGGGAAATGAAAGTGCCGGTCTCAGGTAGGACTGCGACCGGCCATGCAATCAATATTCACCACTAATTGCAAGGAGATTCTATCATGCCGTTTTCATTGTTGGGTGACGGAGAGTTTGAGTTGCGTCCTGAATATGATTCGGCCAAGTCGTTCTATGGCAAGGCTCGTGTCACATTCATGGGTGACGGTTCCGGCGCCGGCGTGACTCTGACATCATACGAGACGCCGATTGTGACCCTGTATCTCACTTCCAAGGGTGAGGTTGGGAGTGTCTTCTGGATTCATCGGCATCCGGCCGACCTGTCCAATACGACGTGGCGTCATATCCGTGAGTTTTTCAGGCAGGCTGGACTTAAGGCTGATAGCAAGGCTCAATGCTTGCGTGATTATGCGCGGGAGGCTGACTGACATGGCGCTGCTGTGGACTGTGGAATATGTGGGCGGCGCTCTGAAGGTGCGTCGTCACAGGTCTCAGGCTGAGGCTGAATCGTATCGGGATGAGGTCAATGCGGCTGCTGTCGGCAGCCTGTATCCGACCGGCTGTGACGTCACGGATGGCGATTCGGCGCGGCTCATCATGGTGGACCGGCTGGAACGCAACAATGTCGGATTGAGGTCGCGTCTCATGCGATTGAGTCTAAGAAAACTTGCGGAACTCACCGACGAGTTCTGCTGCTGAGCGAAAGGAAAGAACGATGAGTGTTGTTATTGATCGGAATGGGCGTCCCGTGTCTTATGAGGCTGCTGTGAATCTCATGGATGACGAGTTGCGGGAGCTGTTGCACGCGAATCTCGCGCCGTGTTCCGAGCAGGAGTTTTATGACGCTTATCTTGACGCGCATCTCGTCAAGTATGGCGAAGAGTTTCGTATCGATTGAAAGGAAAGAATGATGATTACCGTTGAAGAGTTGAAGGCAATGCCGTTGGATGAGCCGATTGGCGAGGCTGTCGTGAATGACATCGAAGTGATGGCGGCTACCGGTTTGAGCCATTTCATCAAGAAGAGTTTCGAGCCTTGCGAGGGTGTCTACCGTATCGATGATTTCGGCGATTACGTGACTGATGAGGATTGGAGGAAGTTCTGGTCCAAGTTGCCTGAGTGGTGTGAATGGACGTTCATGTTGCATGACAATGCGCATTCCGATGACTATTGGAATTTCACCACGGAAGTATTGGGCGGGCTAACTCCCGTTGAGATCGGTGAGCAATACGACGCTTCCTCTGATTACGACCTTGACTTCGTATTCTACACGGAGGCCGACGATGAGGGTCATGTGTGATGGATACCCATGATTCGGATGTGTGTGCGAATGCGGTCGGCAAGTCGTTGGAGGCCGTCAGATTGCTGTCGAATCTTGGGAGCGGGAACGCTCCCGATTCGGCTTACGTGCTGGCCGCCTACGACCAGTTGACGACGGCGGCGTACCTGTTGCATCAGATTATCCCTTGGACCAAGGAGGAAAAACAGTGAGCAAACATGGCTTCTTCTCCCCTATCGCCGAATACGATGGGTTCGATTACGCGTCCGGCAGGTCGTTCTGGCGTCGTCGTTCGTTGCCGTCGCTCCTGTGCGAGTGGCTTGGCGAATGGTTCCGTGGCGTGAGGGCGGCTCGCATGGGCTATTCGACCTGGCTGTACATCCAGTGTTCCGGTGGCTGCATGATTCCAGTGGACATGCTGGACTGGAATGAGGATTGGATTGATTGATGTCGGCGGCGTCCCCCAGCCGTCGATGATATGGTGTTTTTGATCGGAAAGGAGTGTGGCATGGGGTTGCGTGAGCTGCGGAAACGTTCGAACATCACGTTGGAGCAGTTGAGCGCGTTGACCGGCTATGACATGCCGAGGCTGAGCCGGTATGAGACGGTTGACGATGACGCTCGGAACATGTTTCTGGGCACGGCGGCATCGTTGGCGCGGATACTGCATTGCAACGTGCTGGACCTGTATCCCGATGAGCATGTGTGGCGAGGCGGCGTGTCCGCTGGCGTCGTCGGATTGAAGAACATCCGCTTGTTCCGTGGGTTGACGCAGACGCAGTTGGCTGGCATGAGTGGTGTCGCACGACCGAACATCTCATGGTTCGAGACCGGTTATCGTCCTGTTTCGCAAATGTATTTGCGGACGGCGTTACGATTGTCTGAGGCGTTGCAATGCGACCCTGTGGATTTTCTTACGGAAGGATACTGACATGGGCATGAGGGAACTCAGACTGAAACGCGGCATGACACAACAACAGCTCGCCGACAAGGCAGGGCTTACTCAACAACGTATCGGAGCCTATGAGAATGGTGTCAATTCTATCGAGAATATGACGCTTGATAAGGCGATTCGTATTTGTGACGCGTTGCATGTCAAGAATCCTCGCAAACTTCTTGATTCTGATTCTGAATCTTCCGCGGATTCTAAGTGATCCGCAGAAGATAATGTTCAACCGATAGTATCGGCGCGAAAGTAAGGAGGTGGCATAGTTGCCGGGAATAAGCAGGTTTTTCGGTATCGTCATTTACATGTACGCCAATGACCATGGCCCCGTGAAGCATTTTCACGCGGAATATAATGGCCATTGGGCTAAGTACTCGTTTGATGGCGATTTGATTAAGGGCGGTTTGCCTCAGAAACAGGAACGTTTGGTATTGGCGTGGGCTGAAATACACCGTGAGGATCTCGAATCCAATTGGAAGTGTGTTGAAGCCCATGTGCAACCCGGACACATCGAGCCGCTTAGGTAAGGAGGTTTATTCATGTGTGACGGTGTTGTTTTGGTGACTGACGCGGTACCGCTTGACGGCCACCGTGTGGCAGTCAGGTTCAGCGATGGTTATAGCGGCGTCTTGGATATGGCTAAGTATTTTAGCTATCCGGCGTTCGCTGGGTTGAATGATCCTGCGGTGTTCGCTACTGCGCGTGCTGGTCTCGGTACGGTGTTGTGGGGTGACGGCGATATAGACGTCGCACCTGATACCGCGCGTGAGGAGGCCGTGCCGTTGGGCGCGTAGGCCGCGTCTATGAATCCCGGTTGCTTTTGCTGCCGGGATTTTGTTTATTCGAACGTGTTTGGCGGGGTTCCCCGTCTGACGAAAATACCCCAAGAGTGTTGCATCACTCTTGGGGTTTCGCTTAAAACAAACCGATTTATAAGCCCTCTCATTTTAACAAGGGGGCTGGAATGGAGTGTGTGTTATGAGTATCCATTTTTATGCCGGGTATTGGCAGTTTGGTATCGGCGTTACCAATTTTGAGGGTTTGAAATGTCTAATAAGGTTAACGGTTTATGGGCCGTCAATTCCGATGGTGTTTTCATGTTTTTCAATTCCGTTGACAGTCCGAGCGTATGGCGTTTCGTCATGTCGGGTGACGTCGAGTCGTGGCGTATGGTTCCTGGTGTCGTCAATGCTCAGGCGGTGCGTGGTGTTGCCGCCGTGTATCGTGCCGAGGGTGGCGTATGGCTTGACCCTAACGGGGCGGATTATGCTCAGGCGGTGCGTGAAATCGGTGACGTGCCGTCAATCGTGGAACGTGGCGGATTGATTGCGTCCGATGATTGCGGGGATTATACGGTTCATGGCGTGAGTCTTCCTGATGTTGACCGTGAGCGTGGTTGGGTGTTGTCGTGGGAGCATGGCGGCATGGTTGTGTCGCGTGACGTGTCGTTTCTGACTCCGGTTGAGCAAGATTATCCTGAGATGTGCGAGACGTATGATGATCTGCCTGTTGTCGAACCGGTGGCACCTGTCGCACAGTCGATTGAGGTTGTCGAACCGGAGCCGGTTACGGCTGAGATTCCCGAGATTCCCGAGATTCCGCCGCAGGCTGAGCCTCATGAGGTGGTTGCCACTTCCAGCGCGGTCATAGTGCGCAAGGTGGTGATTCCTGGCGGTAAGTCGGTCAAGGAACTAGCCGACGTGTTCGGCGCTTACGCGCATAAGCCTCGTGGTTTCCGTGATTCCACGGGCCGTCGTGTGGCGTATGTCGCGTTCGATGGTACCGGTGGTGTGATCGCATACCGTGACTGTTACACGCAAGGCGTTGATACGCGGCTTGAAAAGGATATTGCCGACTATCTCGCAAACCATAATCTCAAGCTTGCCGCATAAAAGAATTTGCCGCCACTGTTCTGAGCGGTGGCGGCGCCTTAATTACCTCTATCAAAAATAATTACTGAAGAATAGTGGGGGCGGTTTTTGAATCCGCCCCCATTCATGTGCCATTGTAGATCACTCAGTTACGTTTAACGCAGCGTGTAGCCAATTGTCCACCAATTCGGCTTCGTTGACCGGCTCGAAACACCATGCGTCCAATCCGACGTTGATCTCATTTTGATGCCTGCCGAACTCAAGCGGGTCATGCGCGTGCGTATGACCATGCAGGAGCAAAGTGTTGTTCACGTATGGTAGCGCGTATTCGGCTAATTCCGGCGCGTTCCAATTGGTTGAGACTGCGCCTAGGGGTTTGCTTTGCGTGAAGTCTTCACGCCATTGGTAGTGGCTTAAAAATACCGTGTGTGGATTGTTGCCCCACCCGTCTCTGATTTCGGTGATGCCGACCATTCCGACTTCCCCGAACACGCTTGCCAACTTTTCCAGCGTGCGGGTGGAGCTGTGCAGTTCGTGGTTGCCGAGAATCAGATGCCTGTTCTTGCGTGGTACATGCAGGTTTTGGATGCGCATTATCGCTTGGTCTACGCTCCACGTACCACCGGAACTGATGTCTCCGAGGATGTAGAGTTCGTCTTCCTCGCCAACATACGTGTTGATGCTTCTGATGATGTCGGCATCATGCTTCCGCCAGTTAACACAGTTCTTGAGCGGCTTATGCTCATGTTCGGCTTGTTGTTTGATCGATGCATCCTTAGCGTATCCGGGTAGCGCGTATCCGCGCAGCGCGGCCACGAACGGATGCGCGAAATGCAAGTCACTAGTGAACCACTTCATCCTTAACACCGCCCTATTTCATTATCCATCCCATACTGCTTATCCCATTTACCCAATGCTTCCAAAATGTTCGGCAGTCCAAAATAGTCGTAGTATTCGCTGTAACGTTCGCCGCTTTTCGTCTCGAATGCGATGGTCAGCATTTCGGGGTCATCGCCACAGGTTTCGCAGACTGCTTCGCAGAATGGCGAATAATCGTAGCCGACTACTCGTACCGGCTGATCGTCGCTTCCGTCGAACAGTTCCGGTGATTCGACTTGCAACACGCGCATAAACAGTTCGTTCGTTGATTTACTGGTGGTGTTTTCCGTCATATTGATCTTGCTCATTCTTCCTTCCCCCTATAAAAAGCCATTAAAGGCATATTCTTTTTTACCAAGGCGATAATAGCCATCATATGAATCTTTTAATTGAAATTTAAACTTTCGAAAGAAAGGCTTATACTGCGTTAGAGACTCCTCTGGCACAGTCACGAGAGGATAATCATCCTTCAGAACATCCAACGCATGTTTAACTAAAGCCGTACCGACACCTTGTCCACGGTATGGCTCAAAAACACGCAAAGAACAAATCTTCTTTTCCTGTTCGCAATTTTTAATTATACAAATTCCCGCTATATCTTTTCCAATTTTTGCCAGAAAAATCTCACGAGTGACACCCAAATTAGGTACCACTTTTCGCATAAACCATTCATCAAAATCTGGATAAAACCGCGTAAAAACATCCAGATATGCATTCAATAAAGAATCACCAGAGATAGTCTCAAGTGAAAAAATTTTAATCCCATCAGACATCATACCCCTCGATTCTTCAAACACTTAAACTAAAAAACAATCTTGTGCCCGGTTTTCGGATTGACAATCTTCATTCCGCGTAGACTCCTATGTATTCCCAGCAGTTCGCGTCCACAACGCATTCAATGATCGGGAGAACGTCGAAGCCTTCACGGTCGAGTTCATCCCAACGATGTTCCGCCTGCTCGAATGTGGAATAAACGCCCATGATGCTCACGTACTCGCCGTATTGGTCAGCCACTCTCTCCCTCATGGTGAAATACGGGTACCACCTATCTACCGGTTTGAGCGTGTAATCCCTGTATTCGTCCCTGTCCATAACGTTCGCAGTGACGACGTAGACTTTCATGCTTCATCCTTACCTGTGGTGAATTGGAGTGTGTGGAGTCGGCGGCGGTCGGTGAGGTTGATGCCGAACATGCCATGCGAATGGAATTGGTCTACACAATGTTTGATCTCGCCATCCACCCGGTAGGTGGTCGAACGACCATTGTCGTCGGTGATGGTGATGGTGGTCAACGCATGACCTCTTCCACGGTGGCGAGGTTGCTTGCCATAATGGTTTTGCTGACGCCGTTGCGAAGGTTCTTGAACGTGAATGAAAATGGTTTCATGCAGTTCTCATCCTCGAAGTCGATGATGCATTCCATGTCATCCCAACAGTTAATCCATGGAGAGCCGACCAGTCTGGGTTCGGCATGAGTGTAGACGATGACGCCTTTCTCACGGTCGGTGTACGAGTATGCGAATCCGAGTTCGTTGAGTTTGACCGCGTATGGCGGATTGGAGAGGTCGATGTTCATGCCTGTTCCTCCTGTAGGAGCATCCAAATGTTCGTTTCCTTTTCGGGGTTTCTGACGGCGAGCCTGTACACGTCGGACAGCCGGTAGCGTTGCTTGCGAGTGTCCTTGACCTGTGCGACGGGTTCCAAGTCTCCCCTGCTGACCCAACTGCGCATGGTGCCGGGTTTGACGATGATGCCGCATTGCAGTAGCAGTTTGCGGATTTCGGTCTGAGTGCCGGTGATGTGCGTGGATAGGAGTTTGCGTCGCCTGTTCTCACGGATGGCGGATACTGGATACACTTGACCGCAGTCGGGGCATTTCGGCGCGAACGCGGCGTTTGGAATGACTTTCACGATGTGATGGCAGTCTTCGGTCGGGCATTCGCCGATGATGATCTGGTCTTCGAGGGTGAAGTCCAGAAGCTCTTGGGCCTTACGGCGGATACGGTGGATGATTCGCATGTAGGTTGGTGTCGCCTTGCTGGTCTTCCACTTGTCCGTGAGTCGGATGCTGCGGATGAGGATTTCGAGTTTCCGGTCGTATGGGGCGGTCACGTTCAGGCATCGCGCGTATTCGTTGATGATGTCACGGAGGCTTGGAATGTCGTCCATGCCATTGCCTTCGATGAGTTCGAACGCGGTTTCGCGTAATGGTGCCGGGGAGGTGGCGAGTCCGTTATGTCCGCCACCTCCGCCGTTGCCTGTCTTGTCCATGCGGTTTGTGCGCCATTCGAGGTCTTGCAGGTGGTTTTCGAACCATTGCAGGTCGAATTGGAGTTGGGTTTCGCAGGATGTGCAGAGGATATGCTTGTCGTCGGTTGTTTTCCAGCATGCCGCGCATGTGGTTTGCGTCAAGTGTTGGCTCCTTGGTTGCGTTTTGGGTGTGTTTGGTCTTGTTGCCTCAACCCTTTGTTTGCAACCGTTGGGCGACTTGTCTAGTATAGTGTGTGTGTCAGATTAGCGTTGGCTGTTCTCCTTCCGTTGGTGGGGTTGGTTCGGGGTCGTTGCGGTGGGCTTCGATTTGGAGTACGAGCCTCCTGTCCACGTGCAGTAGGCGGCTTATCTCGTCCGCGTCGTAGTCGAGGTCCGCGTAGTGGAGGACCTGTTTCCGTAGGCTCACTCGTACTCCTTCTCCAAGTGTTCGTCGTACAGTATGACGAACACGATCATCGCGTATGCTCCGTAGAGGAACGAGAGTATCGCTATGGATATAGGGTTCGCGTTGGCGGTGATTTGTATGATGATGATTGCGAGCATCGCTATCACGTTGAATGCGTAGGACGCTTTCTTGATTATGTACATGATCTTCTCCATGTCTTTGCTCATTCGTTTACCGCCTTCCGTGCGATTTCGAGCAGATCTCTGGCCTGTGCGGCGTAGCATTCGCGCATGCCGAGGATTACGCCGGCGAAATCCCATGCATCCTCCTCGTCCTTTGCCTGATAGTCGCTGTCGATGCCGTCCCATGTGCGGCTCGTCCACAGCAGTTTTCTCGCCACGGCCTCCACCTCAACGTCAGACGGTGGCGCTTCGCGGCCTCGAATATAGGCTTCCTGCAAATCGTCAGTATTGGCAGCGAAAACCTTCTTGCAGCCCGAACCGTCATTCCAGTACTCGGTCGGGTACACCTTTTCGGCTTCATCCTCTGCGATGCTCAATTCGTCCTCTTTCCGTTCGCTTCGATCATGGCGTACAGCATTTCACTCGCCGGACGCCGCCTGTAGCTATTCCGCTTGTCTCCATAGGACACGTCGTACAGGCATCTGAGCTTGTCCCCTTTGGCCGTGGGCACCAACACTTGGTCGATGTCTCGCGGAATCTGGTGGCCCACGCGCAGTTCATCCGCAAGCTCAGGCGTGGTGACTAGATAGTTTTCGTCACCGTAGAACGTCAGCCCGTGACCCGATTTGAAATCAGCCATGCATGACTTGATTTCATAGCAGGAGAAAGTGCCGAGTTCCACACTGCTTGGTTCGAGCACGTAGCCGGGCGTGAAAGGCTTGAATCCGATGTAGTCGATGCGCCTGTTCCGTGGTGTTCCAAGGTCGAAGTTAACCTCGCTAGCCCAATAGCTCACGCGATTCTTCAACCTCTTCTCGACCAGCTTGGACAGCATGGCGGTGGTTTCAGTCCTGCTCATTTCTTCCTCCTGAAGTACTTGCATTCACCGTGATGGAACAGGAACAGGTGAAGTCTCCACACCTTGACTGCCAACAATCCCTTGAGTGTGATCGCATACCCGCCATGGACACGCTTCATGAGCTTCCTATCGGCCAATGATTCAAGTATTCGGGAAAGCTCTTGGTTCCCTCGTTGTTGCCAGATGTAGTTCATCCCCTCAGCGATATACAGGCAACACATGTCCTTGTCGTATTGACTAATCATCATTAGCCTCCCTCTCAAGGATGTAGACGTTCGTCGCGGTAACGGCGTTATTACTCAATTCCGTTGGTGGCATGATATCCACCCGCAGAATCTTCCAACCCTCGTTCAGCAACTCTTCAAACACACCCATATTCATCAAGGTGCGCTCATCGCCGTAATCACTCCAAAAAAGTGGGCAAACCTTGTACCGTTTATTCATTTCGCGTCCTCCTTCATGAAGACAATCCAGTGTGTTCCCGTGCGGTTCGGCTGCTTGTTGCCGAAGAGTGGCTTGTGCGCTGTGAGCTTGAGAATCTGCGATACGGGTATCTGTGTCTCATTCCATTTGAAAATCAACACTCCATGCTCTTTCAGGACGCGGAAGCACTCGCTGAACATGGTCTTGAGGTCAGCTTTCCACGTCTCTTGGTCGAGGCGACCGTATTTCTGCGCCATGTAGCTCGTTTCCCCCGCATTGCGCAGGTGGGGCGGGTCGAGCACCACCATGCGGAACGTCCCGTCGGGGAACGGCAGGTCGCGGTAGTCCATCAGCATGTCCGGCTTGACATCGAACCTACGCCCGTCACACAATTCCCAGCTCTCATCACGCACATCACCAAAAAGCACCCGATCATCCGACTTGTCGAACCAGAACATTCGGCCGCCGCAGGCGGGGTCAAGAACAGGCTGATACGCGCTCATTTCGTGTCCTTCCCCTTGTACTCGTCCACGAGTTCTTTCCACTGCCTGCTTGCGTATGCGGGGTAACTAAACCAGCTAGTAGAGATATGACCACGTGGACATCGGAGCCGGTAGACTGTGAGTGTTGTCCTTACTTTGCGGCTCTCGTGGTATTTTTCCGTTTGCGATGCCTTGATTACTGGCAGTCTGCCGCACATTGGACACCCGTATTCGTTGCGTCTGCGTTTGAACCACATGATTATTCCTCCGTGTCCTCGATTGGCTTGCAGTCGAATGGGGTCGGGCTTATGTCGCTGATCGTGCAGGCGTATGATTGGCTTCCGTCACGCATGATGATGGTTCTTTCGGTTGTCACGGCTTTCCATATGCAAACGCAGAAGACAATGAATATTGCGGCCGCGGCCACCGCCATCAGTCCGATCAGCAGGTTTTCGGCGATGTCCGACCAATCCGGTTTCCATTTCATTTTTTCGCATCCTCGCTTTGATTCGGCACCTCAGAAGGCATAGTCCCGGAATAACCGAGCAGGTGACGGCAGTAATTGATTACATGCTCGTAAGCCGTCGTCATTCCGTCGTAAAAGTCGTACTTCAGCACTTCTTCGTCTGGATTATCAGAAGCGTTATTAGCTGCATCCCACTCTTTTTCCAGAAAGTCGATGACCTCATGCAGTGTTTTGTCTTTTTCACTCACGTTCGTAGCCATTGTTATTCCTTACTGCTCTTATCGTTCCTGTGGTTATCGTCATGGTCGAAGATGCATACGAATACGCCTAACAGCATGAGCACGCAGAGTATCGCTATCACTCCCAATGTGATGACGATGAACACGCTTGAAATATTCCAGCAAACATCAGCCAGACTCATGATTTCTTCTCCTTGCAGAATTGTCTGATAGCTTCCTCTGCGTCGTAATAGCGTGCGACAGCGCGTATCCACGAGTTGAACGCATCTTCGGCAGTCCAACAGACCTCGCCTTGAAGACACTTCAATACGCACTCGTACCGGTAGACGGTATGACGTGGATTGTGATACGTGCATTTGCCGGTGACAATCATCGGCGCGTGACCGCAGTATGGGCATCTGAGGTAACTTTTCGGCTCCTCCTGCTTTTTCTTCTTCCGTCCGAACATCACTCACCCTTCAACGGATATGGCGCAGTGGTTGGTGTAAGCGGGAACGCACGAGGATACAGGCAGTCAAGAACCGTCTCCCACTTAGCGTAATCGTCCTGATCGTTCCAATAGCGTGGAATGAGGTCGCCATTGATGAACAGGGCGCTCCATGCGCCGTTCTTGTTCTTGCGAAGAAATGCGCCAGTCCGTGTCCGGTAGAAGCCCGGCTCTTCCGGCTCGTCGCGTGACGGTCTCTCCAGCAGAAGCATTTCAAGCTGTCTAAGGAGTGCCTGCGCGTCATCGACGGTGAGTATCAGGCGGTTATCCTTATATGAGATTGCCACAGCATTTTTGTCTTCATCCCACCAATAAGCAGTCATTCGCTTCATCACTATTTCTCCTTCACGTTGAAGATGCGTTTGAACTCGCGTAGCGAACTCTCATAGGCGTCGGCCTTGCCGTCGATGTAACCGTTTTTGCCTTTGACTCGAAGCTCATGCGAGTCGTCATATCGGCTTTCAATCCACTTCGCATACTCGCTGATGCGATCATCAAGGTCAGTCATTGTTGTCCCACATTCCTTCTTCGTTGGTCGCATAGTTCTTGCATTGGAATATCCGCGCCAATTCCCAAGCGTCGTAAAGCGCATGATCTAATGCCTGTTTCCGTGAGACGGTCTTGGATATCTGGTAGTCGCGTGTGGCACGGAATATCCAAGTGTTCTCGATCACATCCCAACCCCATAAGACCAGTTCATATCCATTGAATGTCTCATCCGGCATGGTGTAGATATGACGGATGCTGACCGCGTATTCGTTGTTCACTGCTTCACCTCGTTGAGTATGAGTATCGAATCGTATGCTCTGCATAGTTGGTTCTCACCACCGTTGAGACTGATGATGACCGGCTGGAACACTCCCCCGAAAAACAGTTGCACCATGCTGCCGCTGCCGTTACTGAACTTCGTGGTCATCGATTGGAGGAAACCGTCGATAGTGGTTCCCTCAACGGTGGTGGCTATCGCACGCTTGCCAGCGAGGAATGACGATGGCAGGTGCTGCCAGTCGGTGATATGGTCATGCACATTCATGGTCGAACACCCCGTTTTCCAATCGTGCAAGCAGGTCTTTGCCGAAGTTGATTCCCGTCCCGCAGACGGCATTCTCGATGTCTTTCGTATGCTTGTCGGAAGATGGGTTGTCCCGCACTGTCTCACACTCATGAATGAGCGTGTGCAAAAAGTTGGTGAGGTTGGTCAACCGACGCTCCGCACGAGATGTATCGTTAAGATTCACTGGTATCAGCGGGAAAGCGTCAGCATCGAACGTGCGTTTGACCACACTCCAGTCCATCGTTTCCAAATCCCCGTCAACGAACAATTGCGCATCACAGTCGATATTGTGAATGTGCCAAGCGTCACCGTCGAAACTCAACAGGTCTTCACCATCCCGAGTCACATACCAGCCCGGTTCGGTGGGCATGTCATCAGACGAATGCGCCTGATCGTACATGGCCTTCACCTGCTTGTAGATGCTATCCAGTTCCCTCCCGTCGAACTCCACGGTCAGACAAGTGCCAGCCTTGTTAGTGAATAGATAAGGCATTGTTTTGAAATCAATGCTTCTCAACATTTCACTCTCCTTCTTCGTTGAACGATGCCTGTAGAGTGTCCGCGAACACATGCAATGCGTCTTTGACCTTCTCGTTGAAACCGTCCGGCACGTCCGCCGTGACATGTCCCTGCTGCATGTTGTCGAGCTTGTTGTCCGTCTTCGTGTACATCGGCACATCCACTTCGACGGATGCAAGCTCGATCTGCGGATAGTCGAACGCGCGCACACGGAACGTGACCTTGCTCGTGCCGACTTTCACTCTGTCGCTCATTGGTGTCTCCTTGGGTTGATTGTTCTGATGGTTCTTGCCGGACTCTCATAAGCGGTACGCACCTCATACGCCCTGTGGTAGAAGTCGGCTTTGGAACGTGCCGCGCTCTCAGCTTCATCCAGTGAGTCGTACACGCGGCATGTGTGAACTCCCGTATCGCCTTGCGGCCAGACGATGTAGCCGGTCTTGCCTGCGAAAACATTCATTTGACCGTCTCCACGGTGTTGCAGCCGATGTATTCGCCGTTATGCTTCAGACAGGCCCATGTCACGTCACCGGTCTTGACCGTTTCCATTTGAAAACCCGCATTGGTCTTCTTGTCGATATTGGGTGACATTCCACAAATGAATAAAATCAAGACCACCGTGATGCAGCTGATCGCCGTGAGGGCCACACGCGTCTTATCCATCACTCACCGTCCTTTTCGATGGCGGTGCCCATGGCTTCCCGATACTTCTTCGTCCGTTGGAACCGGTCGGCGAGCATGTTCGCGGCCTTGTCGATGATCTCGTCCTTGCGTTCTTCGAGGAAGCGTTGCAAAGCGTCCTCCATCAAGTTCCTCCACATGGTGTCCCGCGAATACGCGTTGGTGTATGAGAAAACACTGTCCACGGCGTTTTTGGTGAGCTTGTTGAGCACGTCCGTGTAGGCGTGTTCCTCGATACGGTTCTGGATGGCCTTGTCGTCAATGTTGATGGCGAACTGCACGATATGTTCCATGATTACTTTCCTTCCTTTTCGATTTCATTGATCTTTTCGGTCAGCACTTTGGCCGCCTTCTTGTAGCATCCCCACTTGATTTCATTCCAGAATGGTTCGAGATCGGCCCAGTTCTCGGCTTCTAGAATGCCGAAAAGCCTGATGGGTCTGGCTGTGATAATGTCGCTGTCCGGCCCGAGGTACATGGCAAGGAACGGCACGTTGTTATCGATTGCGTGCTTCGCATACCAGAGTGCTTTCTTGAGGTCTTCGACACCGTTCTTGTCGCGCCACCGGTAGCAGTATTTAACTACGTTGCCCCAGTCGAAGCTGAGCAAACTGGATAGTTCGATGCATTCGAACGGGCCATCCTTGTAATGCGATGGATTGATATTGTCAGTCATTTAACGCCATCCTTGCCTTCTCGAACGCCTGATGCACGATTTCCATGTGCAGTCGTTCGCCTTCCTTGGTCGTCTCGAATCGGTCATTCACTTGACGGATGAACTTATTACGAAGCAGTGCCCTGCTTGTCTGGTTATCGACGGCCTGGTATTGGCCTTGCATGTTGCTCACGTCAGTGAGCATTTCCTGCTGTTTCGGACTGAGTGTCCACATCATCGGCTCCTTTCGCAGATGATTTCCAATGTGGGGTGGTATTCGTATGTGAGTGGATGCGAGTAGTAGTCGTCCCAATACTTGTTGAAGTTCCTGTTGATGCCACGTTCCGCGATGTTCGGCCTTCGTGTTGGCTCTTCCTTGTCTAATCGTTTGATCGCGTCGGCGGTCTCGATGCCTTGCTTGGTCGGCTTGTAGGTGCCGTCCGCGAGGGGGATGATGAGACGCCTGTCGATGAGGGAACCCAACGTGGCCCACGGTTTCGCATAGGCCGCGGATGATGGCATTCGATGCGTTTCGACGATGTGGACAAGCATTGACGCTTGGGTGTCTCGCAATCGTTGTCCGTGTATGTTGTAGACGTTTCGTTTCATGACTGGTGCCCGTCGTTCATCGTCCGGTCGAGCCGAATCCGTTTCCTCCGCGTTCCGTCGTGTCGGTGAACTCGACGACCTTGCGGATTCTGGGGGTTTCCACCGGCGTGATGACGAGTTGCGCGATACGGTCGCCGCAACGGAAGTTGATGCGGCTGGTGGATGTGTTATGCAGGATGACTTTGATCTCGCCACGGTATCCGGCGTCGATGATGCCGCCGAGGATGTCGATGCCGTAATTCCTGGCAAGGCCGGAACGTGGGCAGACTCGTGCCATGTAGCCTTCGGGCAGGTTAATCGCGATGCCGGTTCCCACCGCGATGCGTCCTAGTCCGTCGATGTGGAAGTCTTCGATGCAGTGTAGGTCGAGTCCGGCGTCCGCGTCGTGGGCGCGGGTGACTGTGGCGTTTGTGGTGAGCGGCTGGATTTCGAGGGTTTCTAGGGTCATTTCACTGTCCTTGCTGGTTGATGATGGTTTTGTATTCGGAGATGTCTCGGTTGAGGCAGTCGGTTGTGCGATGCGTGGTTTCGTGGCCGCGATCGTATGGGTCGCCGCCGTGGGCGAGCTGCAAGAGGCGGAAGCTGGTGAGGTCGAGTCGCCGGTGGCTGAGCTTGTGGAGGATGCCGCTCGTGTTGGGCATGTTCACGTCGAGCCATCGGATATCGAAGTGGACGTTGGTTCCGGCCGGATGCATGAGACCGGGGTCGAGGCCCGTGTCGATGAGCCAGACGGCCATCTGCTTGTCCACGTTTTTGAGCGTGTCTTCCGCGTTCATGCATTCGCCGATGAGTCCGTTTCTGGAATGCATGTCGATGGTCGTGCTGTTGAACGCGCGGATTGGCGTGTTGTCATCGAAACGGATGACCCTATGGAATATCAGGGGGTCGTCGGCGAATGGCACCTGAAGGCCCTTCATGTCAGTGATTCTGGCTTCGACTTCCAGTAGATTGTCGGACATTGGGTCGAGTCCGCTGGTTTCGACGTCGAACCAGATGAGATAATTGTCGTCCATTGTTGGCTCCTTGGATTCACGTAATCGTTGGATATAGGTTTCCAGTCCGGTCAGGTCCACATGCGTTGGCGGATTGGGTTCGAGTTCCTTGAGGATTTCAGCTTCCTTGTCCCTTCGCCGCGTGTAATGCCGGTAGGCGGCTTTGCTTTCGTGGATGCCGTACTTGTTGGTTTCCTTCCATTTGCTCATGGTGTTTTGAACAGGTTTCCCAGATCGTCGTCCACGGTTGGCTGGCGTGCGATGGGTTTGGATGCGATTTGCGGACGGTCGGCCTGTTCGAGGGCTTTGCTGACGGCTTCGCCCAACTCTTGGGCTTCCCGCGCGGTGCCGAAGACGACGCGACGTTTGAACTCCCAATAGTCGTCCGCCGTGACGTGATGCTTGGCGGCGAGCTGTTGGATGGTGTTCTCGTCGGGAATCCGGCTTGCGCGGATTTTCTTGCAGAGGATGTTGATGTCGGCGGCACGCATCCACTTGTCCGATTTGGTCGCATAGAATCTCACGACCGCCGTCCGCATGTCTTGGATGTTGTTGCGCTTGTCGAGTTCGCGGTAGAACTCGTCCAATTGCAGGTCGTCCCATTGGGCGTTGCCGTGATGCGCGTTGATCGTGGTCAGCAGCATCGCGGCCTCTCCTTTGGTTATCATCCTGTTCCTCCCATCGCCCGTTGGCGTTCCTCGTCGCTCATGTACTGCCATGCCCTGTTGAGGTTCGCCATGCGGTTCGATTCGTTGCGGCTCATCATGGTCGGATTGGTGCGGAGGGTGAGGGATGGTCGGATGTCGTATTCGTTTTCCCACCCCGCCGCGTTGAGCCATGTGGCCGCGTATTTGACGTATTTGGGTTCGGTTCCTTCGATCTCGACCTGTCTGGCATAGGCTCGGGCGCTGTTGATGATGGTGTCCGCGCCCGTGTCTTGGATGGCGTTCTTCCATGCTTTCCAGGCTGGACGCTTGTCAACGTGTCGTGGATACGCTTTCCAGAAGGTTTCGAAATCGGCGGAATACTTGTCGTCGGATGCCTGCCGTGCGCGGCTTCGGCGTTTGCTTGCCGTGTTGCGGGCCGTCCGGTCGGCGAGTTCTTTTCTGGTGTGGTTCCCGTTCGACTGGTATTCGTTGATGCGCACGCCGGTGATGGTCTGTTGGAACAGGCCGATGTCGATGAGGGTTTCGATCTCCTGTTCGGATGCGCCAAGCGTGTACGTCAGCTGGTCGGTGTCGATGTCTCCATCCGTGAGGTTGCAGCTGCACCAGCTCAATGCCATGACGTAGATGAGCGCGGCCCTTGGCATTTCGTCGCGGAGCCTGCATATCCTCGCGTCGGCCCAGAATCCGTTGTCGAGTCGGGTGTAGCCGTCCCTCACTTCAGATTCTCCCGTCATGTCATGAGTCCTATCCCGATGTCGATGAGGATGGTTATCGCACCGCCCTCCACTAGGATCATGCCCAATATCCACAGCCAGTCGCCTGACGGCCTGTTACTGTCGATGAGGTCAACGGAGCCGAGCATGATGACGAATCCGATGACGCTGACGACGATGGCGCATATGGCGACTATCGCGATCATGATTATCCTTCCGGTCCGAGTGGCAGTCCGTCGTTGAGGATGAGTGCGAGACTTTTCAATGTGACGCACACGAGTTGTTTGCGTCTGCCTAGGAACTCAGTCCTGATTCGTGGGGTGAAGTACCTGTCGTTGTCTGCCAACGCGCACATGGTGTTGTATGTGTCCCAATCCGTGTAGGCGAGCTGCCTTCCGATTCGTTCGAGCGTGGATAGGCCGACGCGTGACTTCTTCTGCACGACCCACGGGTATGGGCTGTCAAGGTTTCCGGCTTCCTCGACCGCCTCGTTGTAATGTTTCGTGGCGTTGAGGAGTTTGGTGTTCTTGACTTCGACGCATACGGGTTGACCATGGAAGAAGATGTTGGCGATGTCGCCTAGGTCGTTGCTGCCGTGGAGACGGCGGCGGATGATGCGCTGGTCGTCCAACGCCCATTGCAGGTAGTGTTCCACCGCCGTTTCCATTGCCGTTCCGGCTTTTTTGGCCGACTGTCGATTGCGTGACATCAGAACGCCGGTTCTCCTGCGGGCTGTCCGAATCCGTCGAATCCGCTACTGCCCCACGGGTCGGAGCCTGCCTGCGGTGCCATGGCGGGTGTCGTGGACGCCTGTCGTGGTCCGGCCTGCTGGTTGGCGTTGACGAGTTGCGCGGTACCCCACTTCAGGCTTGGTCCAGCCTCGCGGACGTTCACCTTCTGCGTGTAGTGGGTGACGCCGGACGAATCCTCGAAACGATCATCGGACTCGTTGCCGATGACGATGTACTCGTCGCCTTCCTTGATGCTGTTCTGGATGTGCGTGGCGAGATCGTTCCATGCTTCGCAGGTGCGTGAGCAGGATGCGCCGTAACCCCATGAGCCGTCCGGGTTCTTGACCCTGTTGGAGCAGAGGATGCGGAACTGGATGTAGTTCTTGCCGTTCTTCGTGGTTCCGGCGTTGAACAGGTTGCCGTCCTTTTTGATTTTGACGATTCGTCCCACGAGGATGATGGTCGGAGTGCTCATTGCTTGTTCTCCTTGTCGTGTCGTGGATGGGTTTCAAGTCCGACCCATCCCTGCTGGTCTTTGGCTTTCATGTTTTTGAGACGGTCGGCCGTCTTGTGTCTGTTGGCCGCTTCGACGTTGCACATGACCATGTGGCTTCGCGCTGCGGCGCAAGTGCTTTTGCCGCATTTACGGCAGTATGGGATGAGTCCCGTCTTGACTGGATTGTGACGCACGCAGTACGCGCACGTGCATCCGGCTCGTCTGGTGATGTTCAAGAGTTTTCCTTGTCTTCCTTCGGCTGTTTGAGACCGAGCTTGTAGTAGTGGAGCGGCATGTCGTTTCGGACTTGCTTTTCGGATACGACCTCGCCGCTCAACACTGGTACCGATGGACAATCCCACGGGTCCTTCAGCTGCAAGTCGAAATCGGGGCACATGTAGGCGATGAGCTTCCACACGCCGTAACTGTCGAGGTAGTACACGCTCGTCTTGTCCTTGTTGCGGTAGAAGCCCGGACGGGTTGGCAGTTTCTTCTCCACCTCACGTTCGAACGGCCAACGATGCGCCTTATGGGAGCTGATGGCGAACTCAGGATTGGACTGCTGCAAGGCGCTCGGCGGAATGTTGCCGTGACAGTTCAGGATAGGGGTCCAAGTGTCACCGGAATGCAGCCACACACTGCCGGTAGCTGCCTTGTAGATGCCGTTGGCTTTCGGAAGGTCAGCTTCCCACTCCTCCGCTTGGGTGTCGGTGGTCGTCTTGTCCACGACGACGGTGGGAGTCTCGTCCGTGAAGAGCTTTGCCTTCCATTCGGAAACATCCAACTCCTTGCCGTCGTCGGGATTCTCTTCGATGGAGATGATCGTGTTCCAGGTGACGTTCAGGTCATGGTCGAATCTGATGGCCGGGCATAGGATTCCCCCATCGTCGTCACGGACGACGAAATACTCGTTGCTGGTGGTGGTGAGCGCCAATGTTATGAGAACACGGAGCTCAAGGTTGTCACCGGCGAGCGCGTCATTCGGACCGAGGTGCTTCAGCTTGCCGGTGACGTGCTGTCCGTTTTCGTCTTCGACGGTGACGGTCATGTTGGCGGTCGCGATTCCAAGCGCGTCGCCGTAGGTGAGTTTCTTCGGGTTGTATTTCATCGTGCTGCTCCTTGCTGCTGCATGTGCTTGTGGTATTCGTTGATGAATGTTTGTGCCTGCACCGCCGTGAGGCTCACGCTTGTGACCGTCTGGTCGTGGAGGATTTTTTGGACGAACGCGTCAGCATCTTCCGGTTTGATCTGGCAGGCGCGGAGGATGTCGGTGACTGTCTTCAACTGGTCGGGACTGGCCGGACCGTTGGATGGGGCTTGAGCCGCTGCCTGCTCCGGCTGGCCTTGACGGACCTGCGGAGCGTATTGCCGTGGCTTCTGACGTGGCTGCTCGTCAACCACTTCGGCTTCGACCATTTCCCCTTCGGTCTCGTTGTTGGTCTGCTGCATCTCGTCGGTCGTGTACAGGCCGCTCAAATCCTGCGGGAACGCCTTGCGTAATGCGAGGGCTTCCGCGCATTTCGCGATCATGGTCACCGGTTTCGAAGTCCACATGCTGGTGGGGACCTGCCTGTGGAGATTCTTGTCGTAGCGGGTTCCGACGTATTCCCTGTAGAGGGCCACGCCGGTGAACTCGCCTTCTCCTCGACGGACGGTGACTTTCGCCGCGACCGGAGGGGTCTGGGCGGTCCACACGTCATGCCAGACGCCATCTTCTCCGCACCAGAGGGTTTCCGGTTCGCTGAACAGTTCATGGTTCCTGTCCGCCGCGCGACGGGCGATGAGGCGGAAACCGTCAATGCCGACTTGGATTGTCTGCTTGGAAACATATTCGTTGCCTTGCTTCTGACGGCGTTCGATCAGGTAGATTTGACGACTGAAAGGGTCAAGTCCTGTACGCTGGCATTGGTGCAGGAACACCGCCAAGTCGGCTGGCTGCGCGTTCTGCACTCCAAGCTGGGATAGTGCCGCGAGCTGGGCGCGGCTCCAAGTGTCCTGCTCGTTGGTGATGGTAAGGCTTTTGCACATGGCTACTCTTCCTTGGTTGAAGTGAGCATCTGGAACATCTTCGGGACTATCTCGCTGGTGAACGCCTTGTCCACGAATCCTCTCGTGGTGCGAAGCGTGACGGTCTGGGCGCGTCCCGGCTTGAACTCGACGCCGGGCGGGAGTTCGCCGTCATGGTCCGCGATCATGTCCTTCAGATATGCCTCCGACTTCGCTTCGGGGCGTGGCATCCACACGTCCTCCGCCGCAGCTTTCCCACCGGGGATGAGGAACTTGCTGTCATGCAGCATTGCGCCATACGCACGCTCGTCAACGACCACGTAATGGCCTTCGGTGCCTTTGCTGAGACTGATTTCACCCGCATCCAGTCCGGCGAACACGGCGCGCTCCTCATCGCCGCCGTCATGCGAGCGCCGCCATTCTTCCTTTGCGGCTTTGAGGGCTTCGGCGCTTCGTTTGTTCAGTGCGGTGAGTCCGGCGATGGTGGAGTTGAGTTCGTCCGGGCGGAGGCTGCTGAAGTCGTATTCGGGGGTGTTGGTCATTGTTGTTCCTTGGGTTGGTGTTCGATGGTGTCTACTGCGAGCTTGTAGAAGCTCACGTCGGTTCTGAGGGTTTGGTTCTCGTATCGGAGTCGTCTGTTTTCCGTGGCGAGTTTCCGGTTCTCGTTCCAGAGGGTGCGGATGGTGAGCGCGCAGTCGTCTAGGAAGTCGTCAACTTGGTTGGCGTCGTATCCCATGAATGGGAATGAGGGTCGGAATTGTCTGTCGCGCACGTCTTTCGGGGTGACTAGTCGTCTGGCAGTCATTGTTTGATCTCCTTTGCTTGGTCCTTGATTTCGTAGAATCGGAGTAGGAGTTCCTTTTTTGTGAAGAGTTTGTTTTGGCCGGATTGGTATCCGAGAAATCCGTACAGATCGTCGAATGTTTTCTTTCCTACCTTCGTGAAGGCGATTGCCTCGTCTTTGGTGAGGATGCCGTCTTCGAAGATGATGGGTGCCGTCAATTTGTGTGTGCTCCTTCCTTGGATTGGTGGTTGGTGTAAGCGGGTTGCGGCATGACGCTGGACGGTTGGCTCGCAAAAGGGTGTGCGGGGCGACTGGGAAAATAAGGAAAACCAGTCTGGCCGACCATCGTTCCCGATGCGGGACGGAGAAAACCAAGTGAAAAACTTCGTCCCGATGGGTGGCGTTGACGTCATGCCGCTGGCGTCCAAGCGCGGATTCGGACCGCGAACCGTTCGAGATCATCGTCGGATACCTTTGAGTACAGGAGAAGATGTGGTGTCTGGTTCGATTGGCGATGGTCTTGCGGTACGGTTCCTGTTCCCACTGCGTGGGCTTGGACGATTGCCGTGGCGGCGCGTGTACGCAAACGCTTGTGACGGTTCGTTTGGATGTGTTTCGCCACGGCATGGAACATCATGGGATGTTCCATCTTTGCCAGCCGGTGAACGTGGATATTCGATAAACGTTCAATTTTCCACTGTTTGATTGTTTATCGGAGTGGCTGGCGAAGCTTATGGTCCCCATCCGGGTTGCAGGCGGATGGGGAAGAATCATTTGCTGTCGGCGAGCGCCTTGGCGATTGTCGGCATACTTGAGGCTTCCAGTGGGATGAGTGGGAAGGCTGAATCTTGGAGGTTTTTGACCAGCTGCTCCCAGTTAAGGTATCCACTGAGCATGTTGATAGTGGAGGCCAATTCACTCCAACCGTTGATTCTGCACATGATGGAAGGCGTGTTTACCACGTATGACCATGTGCCGTCCATGTCATGGAGAACCAGGTATGGTTCGCCGTCGCGTGGGATGAAGAGGCCATGCGATTGCGGTTCAGGTGGCAGTGGCTTCTCCTCCGGTTCCACGTCGTCGGATTCGGGGTTGATGCCCGCTACTGTGAGACGGTCGAAGAGGACCAGCGCGTAATCCTGCATGATATAGGATTGAGCCATCATCAGGGAGGCTTCTCTTACGGTTATGTGTCCCCGTTGGCCGTTATTGTATTTTTCGATGATGTCGTTGATCTTGTTGATTCTGTCTTTGAGTTCGTGGAACTCTTCGACCATGCGGGTCTTGTAATCGTCTTCCATTACTGTCTCCTATCGTGATTGACCGTGAACGTCGGAAGCCCATTGGATGAACGCAGCCAGTTTCGATTCTGGAATCGCATACAATGTGCTCGTCTTTTTTCCGTCCTTTTCGACGATGGATGCGCCTTTCCGCTCGTTGATGCGGAACACGCAGTGTCCGCCAGTGTCAAGAACGAACTCCTGTGGTGGCGCGGGAGGATTCAACAACGTCATGCCGCCACCTCCGCGTCAAGTGCCTTGTCCAGGGCGATCTCGCCAAGACGCTTGTGCAGCAGCGCCAAACCCTTGCGGGTTATGCGCACGGTGGGAGGGAAGGCGAACTCCGTGCCATCATCCTTGACTCCATGCTTTTTAGACATGACCATCACGAGATGACCCGCAGCGCAATGCGCTGCTGTCGGATGCCAAGAGCCACCGGATTTGAAAATCCAGTTGTGGTCGGCCATCCACTCGCGCAACTGTTTTCCCTTGATGGGGGTTCCGGCGTTCGACAGAACCTTTGCCGCGTCGCGAATAAGCAGCCTGTCTTCCACGTTCGTGAAATCATCAAGCGCTTGAGCCTTCGGCTCCAGCTCCTTGATGTGCTCGGACTGTTCGGCGATGCGTCGCTTCTGCGCCTCCATGGTGCGTTGGCCGATCATCACGGCCTTCGCGAGGATGGTCATGTCATCATCCACGTCCGTGGTTGGGATGTAGCCGCCAGTCCTGCGAATCTGCGGCAGCACCTCGTGAGTCACCCAGCGTTTGAACTCGTGGGCCTCCGGCTTGCGGGATGCGAGGACGAGAGCGTAGAGGCCGGATTCGGAGACGATTGCCCTGTTCGGGTTTCCTGGGGTTCCATCATTTAAAGTGATGGAACTTTTCTCGTCGTCATCGATGCGGCGTGCCAGTGTTTGGCTTACGTTGCTGAGCTCAAGCACGTCGCATACGTCCTTGGCGACGAACCAGGGCTCCCCCGCCTCGTCGATCAAGGTGCGCAGTGCTGCGCCCTTGAAGTCGAATCGCTGGATTTCAGTGTTCATTTGGATTCTCCTAGTATTTGACGGCTTCGATGCGGGTGATGAAGAAGTGGATGCCGGGGGCGCATTCTTTCCACCGGTTGGTGTCGAAGTCTTCGACGTGAATGGTTTCGCCTTTTTTGTACGTGAAGTCTGTGTCGTGCCCGCTGTATGCCGTGGTGTCTGGTGGAAGGCTGTTGCCTTGCTTGTCTTGCAGGTCAAGCACTCGTGCTTTGCTGGCGCGGCATTTGCGCCCAGTGCCGTTGGAGCGTTGCGCGTCGGCCGGAATGAGGAGCTTTACGATGACTGATTTCGGTAGCATTGTGCCGTCTACGTATGCTTTTTTCCAGCCGATGATGTCGCCTTCCTCCGGAAGGATGCTGGTTTTGGCGATGCTGAGTTGTACATAGTTGGCATCGCGCAGGTCGGCACCGCTCAGGTCGGCGTAGCGCAGATCGACATCATACAGGTTGGCACCATGCAGGTCGGCATCGCGCAGGCATGCACCGCGCAGGCAGTCATATCCATGTTCTTTGAGGATGGCTTCGATGTTGTCGCCTTCGAGAGTGCCGTGTGGTGTGGTGATTTTCATTGGTTGTCCTTTTGCTCGTTGGCGTTGTGTGGTGTGGTTAGGCAGTTTGTTTGATTTGTGCGATTTCGCCGGGTTGGAAGCCGAATGCTTTGTAGAGTCCTATGAGCATGAGTGGTGTGCATTCGTTTGTTTTTTTGGCTCTGGCTAGGACGCTTTCGCTGACTCCTATTGCTCCGGCGAAGGCTTCGTCCGTTTTGAGGCCGCTCATTTGTTTGGTTCGGTCTAGGAAGCCGTCTCGGAACTGCATTTTGTATTCAGCCATCAGTGATTCCTTTCGCAACCTGCAATATTTCTTTTGCTTTCTGCAATTCATATAATCGCATATTGCGAAAAAAGTCAAGCGAGAAGCGACACTCGGCGTGTTGCAAGTTCAGAAGAAGTATTGCATAATGCAAAACATGAGTATTGCAACATGGTATAAAAAGACAGTCGGGCCAGATACGGTTAACACCGTGGCTGACAACACCGGAATAGTCCCTTCATCCCTCTATCGGCAGCTCCCAGAGAAACTCTCTCCGGAAAATGTCGTGAAAATCGCCCGCGCATACGGAGTTTCAGCTATAAACGGTCTAGTCGCGCTTGGGCTGCTGGATGACAGTGATATATCACAACTACAAATATCAGATGCACTAATAAACGCTTCGAATGACGAGCTGCTTCAGGAACTCGCACGCCGTCTCAAGGAAAACGCTGACGCCGACTGGGTGAACAGTCCGATCATCTACCGTGAAGAGTTCGACATGGCTGCAAACGACGATCCGAACGCGAGGCTTGAGGCCGAAACACCGGAAGACTGA